ATTTAATACACTTATAATTTCTTCTCGACTTGAATACTTTTGAGTAACGTAATTAAAAAATGTATTTGAATAATTATCCCGTTTTAATATTTCAATATCTGAATAATTATCTGGAAAAAACTTTCTAAAGTAAACCAGTGAACATTCATTATTATTAAAATAATAATCTAACATTTTCTTTCCATGAATTGCTTCTATTTTAAGATTAGTTTTTTCAAACAAATCCTCATAAACTTTATTATTTTTAATCAAGTTAAACATTATAATTTCAAAATCAATGTCTATAATATAGAAAAACCATTCATAATTTTCAAAGATGAAAGCTTGATTATTTTCTGTATGAATAATATTATTAGTAATCCCAGTAATTTCAACTTGGAAAAATTTACTTCCATCTAGATTCTTAATAAAATACTTGAAACCAATTTTTAACTCTGATAATTTAGCTTTATTTTTAGCTTGTCTTAAAAAGTGTTCATTGAAACAATATTCATTACTAGAGAATATAGAAAACTTTATTGTCTTTATTATATTAGCTATATTCATAACTTTCTTCTCTAATTTATTGGTTTTTAAATAATCGTGAATTGTCTTGATTGTAAAATCGGGTTTTCTATAAATTAAGAATAAAGAAAAATTTAAATATAATTGAATCACCTCCCATATTTTTTTATTTAAATTAACAGTTGGTTCTATATGGTCATCGTATTCCATCCAATACTTCCAAATTCTATATTCATATATTACCAAGTCGGATTTCTTTAAAAAGTCTATTTGATACTCTTTGAAAATATAATTTTCTAGTATAATAAAAAAATCAATTTCCAAATCATTCTCTGATAGAAATATTTTTTGTAAAAAGTTATTACAAATTAGTTTCTTGTCTACAATTTTAATTTCATAAGGAAAGAATAAATCAATATAGCTTATTCCCTCAAAATTATTACAAAGTGGGACTTTAATTTTTTCTATTTTATTTTCATAGTTTCGATTAAATACTTTAAGTGTAAAAGTATTATTTGTCTTTTCTAACAAAAAATTATTAAATAAAATTTTATCTTCAACACATATTGGTAATTTAATTATCATTTATTAAGATTTTAAAGTAATTTTCTTTTAAATTAACTTTGGCTTTTAGAAACCATCTTATAAATTATTTTCTTATATTCACTAAAGTTATCTCTCCACATTATAGATGCATTCACATTTGCAGGTGATTCTAGGTTTGGAGAAGCTAACATAGAAATAATACTAATCAAAAAAGTTTCAACAGTTTGTGTAGGACTCCACCTCTCAGAGATTTTCTCATAACCAAATACATCTTCACCCTCGTGTGCAATTGAAATACAAACTTTACCATCTTCATAGATATTAGGATGGAATAGGTTATCAATAAACTTAAATTGAGGCGCCTTGTTTGGATACTCAGGAGGAAATGTAATTTCGCAATTGAAAATACCACCTTCAAAAATAGTATCAGGAGGTCCAAATAACTTTACATCCCAAATAAATAGATTTCTATTCTGTGGTGTTACACTAAATAGACTATTTACATTTTTCCTAGAAACATCTTCTAGCTCGTTCTTTAGTCTTATCATTGAATCTTTTGGAGTCATTAATAATATAATATATATTATTAGTGAGTAAATATGGCAATTTTTTTACATTTGTTAGATGTTTTCGAAGAAAACTCTAATTAAGTGTATAAGGGGACTCCCGTCTAGATTCGTTAGGATTTCAATTTATTGAAATCATAATTGAGTCTGTAGACTCGGTAATTGCTAACATCTATATGAACTGAACTGAACTAAAAAAATCTACATACGCCTAATTCCGTTTCTTCTTAACCACTCTTGCGTATTCTGATGCCTCAACTCTTCTTTCTCTTCATCAGTAAAAGTATCGTGTACAAAACATTTTAAACAGTCTCTGTCAGTGCAATTATTGCACAATGGTAGCATTCCTATCTTAATCTTTTCGTAACATACATCACATATCTTATTACTTTCCGACAACTTATTACAAAAGCAGCATTCATTATTAGACATTAATATATTAATTGTATATTATTAATTAAAATTTTCAATTTTTTATTCTTTGATTTACAAAGCTTCTTAGTTCACCTTTTTGATTATAATCTTCTAATAATTGTATATAATTATTTAGTTCTAAAAGTCCTTCTCTTGTTGTAGTTGTTTCAATAGCCGTTTTTAGATAATAATATAAATCTTGTTGTCCTTGTGGAGTATCTTGTCCTCTTATTTTAGGTATAAATTTATAATCACTCTTTTTTAACATATAGTTAAAAATAACATATTGTGTTTCAGCATTTCCTTCAACAACATATTCTAATATAGATTGATTATTGTGTAGTTTCTTATAATCAGCTCCTTTTTCTAATAATTCAATAATTCTATTTTTTAAATTATTGGTCACCGCAATTCCTAACATTGTAGAAAAATTATTAATAAGCATATTTAAATCAATACCAGGAGTGTCAATTATTTTTTTCATATAAAAATCTAATATTCCATTTAAAAACGTATATTTATATTCAAGATACTCAATAATATATCTTTTAGAAAATTCTTGTAAAAATCGGTAATCTTTATGTTTCATCATATTTACAATTACGGGGTTTATGATTTTAGATAAAATATCAAGTGTATCTATTTCAATAATATCTGTAAAAAATCTGTGAAGTTTTACAATTTTACTTGCATCAGCTCCTTTATTGAAAAGTTCTTCTACTAACTTATCGTTTTCAAACTTTACTGCTAATTCTAATAAAGTATAATCTGATTGTACACTATTAACATTTAACTGAGGAGATTCAATTATTAATTTAAGATATTTATTAAATAGCTTTTTACTATTTATATTTACTAAAAATCTATAATCTCCTTTTGAGATCATATGACGGAAAACATCTTCTTTCATTTGATAATCTTCATTACTATAGTTTAAAAAATTAATAATTCCAATACCATTATTTACAAGTTTATAATCAGCTCCTTTTTCAAGAAGAATTTTTGTTACACTTTCGCAACGATTATATATACTTGGTTCTAATAATTTTGGCTCGTTTATTAATATGTTTAATACATTACAAGAAATATTTTTATTTAATCCATTTATTGATAAAAGTTGGAGCAGTGAATGATTATCTTTTCTTTTGACTAATTCATCAACAAATATTTGATGTGCTTGCTTTGAATTTTCTTTATATTCAGATTTATAGCTGTCAAAATATAATTGAGAAGGTTTATCTGTTTTATAAACAGCTCCTTTTTCAATTAAAAGTTTAACTAATTCTACATTACCCATAAATACAGCGTATTCTAATAATAAATAATCTCCTATTTTTTCATTTACATCAAGTGTACCTCTTTTAATTTTATCGTGAGCAATATCAAGAAAATAATTAATTTCTTTTTCATATACTTCTGGATTTTTAATAAAAGATTCAAATTTTATTTTTTCTATTTTATTAGTTTTCATAATTTTATATATTATATCGTTTATTTGAGGATTATTACTTTTAATCTGGTAATAAGTTATTGTAAATAATTTCTTTAAAAAATTTTCAAATTTATTATTGATTACAATATTTAAGTTAAATATTTTATTTAATAAATCATTCCTATTTTCAAATTGTTTTACTAAATAATCTGAAAGTCTATCATCTATATAATTAAATACCATTTCATTTGAGCTAGTGATATAAAATAAATTAGCATTGTTATTTAATAAAATAAAAAATATATTATAGAACTTTTGATTTTTTGTTTCGCTATATTTTTGGGCGGAAATCATAAGAACTGATTTACCTCCAGGAGCTTCTACAGTATTTGGATCTGATTTTCCAAATGTACTTTCTAATTTACTTTTTACATGTTTTTCATCTCCACTTTTAACAGCATTTAATAATCCTTGTCCGCCACCTGCTTGATTATTTCTTTTTAAATTTAAATATTTTTCTTTATATTTTAAATATTTAATTTGAAATGACATATATATAAATTTATATATATATTAATTTTTTCCATTTGTTTTAATAAAATAATTAGCCAGAATCCTCAGTATCCTCACTCTTTTCATCATCCAAATGCTCGTCAGAAAGATCACTATCAACTTCAACACCCACCGTGTCATCAATCTGAATAGAACTGATATTAAATCCGACGTCAGGTAAATCAGAAGAAGTTGCAGTAACATCATCACGAATAGACTCGGGACCACCACCGCCTGAAGAAGCACTGAACTCAGTAGTCTTACTCTTCTCCTTGAGAATCCAGCGCACCCGCCCCCAAAGGTGGTCGAATGAACAGGTCAGATTAGAGCACCGCACATTCTTCCAAGGCATCTCATACCTACAGACCTTCTCCTTGGTGTCTTGGCGAATGAAATCCTCGGGGTGCTTCAAGTGGTTAAAGCCACAATGCCCGTTCTTAAAACCAGGACAAGTAGTTCCACGCTTGCAAGGCTTCTCCAGCCACCACTTGTTGTGCTCTGCCTTGAGATGCTCATCCAAACCCTCCTTGGTAGGAAAGTGGGTAGCGCGAGGTCTTCCACCTTCGGGCCTTACATGAGTAGAATCAGCCCGCTCACACTCCTTACAATGAAAATGCAACGTATTTGTATAAGAGTTGCATTCCATACAGAAGAGCGCAGTCTTTCCCTCAATTAGCTTCAACCCAGCGGAAATCTTGGGATGAGACTTGAGAAGGTGTCCGGTGATGGTCTTGGACTGACGAGCAACCTTATGGTTACAGCCAGGAACAGGACACTTAAAGAATGGCATCTTCAGAACCTCAAAATGAGACTCTAAAGTGGCCAGTATAAAGGGCTTACCACCCTCCCCACAAGTCTTACACTTGCAGGTGAAGGTGTCCCCCCGAATATTAATAAAAGTAGGCATATTATAATTAATCATAGACGACATACCTATATTTATTTAGGATAGATGGTTAAATATTCAATTTTTTTAGATTTGTTAGAATTTATGAAATAAATTCTAATTAAGTCTATAAGGTCTAAGAACCGCGTGCTTTTCTATATAATATATATAAATACCCCAATACTATAGATATATAGAAATAAGCACAAAAGTAACTATTATTACATAATTGATAATAAACCACTATTAATAATAGAAAATTCAATATGACTATAATTTTCTCGTGTTGAAATGATAACTCTTTATAGTCTATATTTTGATAATAACTTATTAATAGGTCTTTCTCTTTCCATTCTTCTAATAACCAGGTCTTGAAATCTTTATCAGGGTCATATTCTAATTCACGATTTATAATAAATGTTTTATTCTTTTTATAAATGATTGACATATCATATACTTTACCTAATTTATTAGTATTTAATAATCTATTATAGATACATTGTAAACCCTTACTTTTAGGAACTAATAAGTTATCATAAACTGGTAGATTATTGTCCTTGGAGAATTTTTGACCATCTAAAAACTTTTCTTTAGAATACCTAGTTCCTTCTGGAAATATAATAATTACTTCATCTTCTAATTTGTCAATCTGTTGCTCTAGAAGTAACTTGTCTTCTTCCCACTTTCTACTTAATTTAATATGTTTATCTGTTAAAAAGTGTAAACCAAAACCAGGAATGTATATAACCTCTTTTTTCCCAACAAACACAAACTTTCTAATGTTTTGACACTTTAATATATATAAAATTAAAAATGTATCGTAAGCATTTATGTGATTTGCAATTAAAATATCAACCTTTCCTTTAGTTTGTATAATTTCATCATTACATAAAACATTTTTATAAATATATGAACATAATATTTGAAAGGATTCTTTTAATATTTTATTTATTTTATCTTCTTCCTTAAAAATTATTGCTGGAATTAAATAAATATTTGATATCAATACAAACCATACAATTATTATTATTTCAATCATTATATTTTTAAAGAAAATCATTTTTTGTTAAGCGAGTAATCTAATTTTCTCCCATCTGATGTTTCTAACCATCCATTAATTACAATTTCATTAGTATCAATTTTATCATGACACAGAGTACATAAGGTTACAATATTTGAATAATTATCTTTTTTAATATGAAGCAATGAATTATGTTTTTTCTTCTTATCAAAATCTTTCTGTGGAATTATATGATGTGATTCTAGTTTTTTCTTTTCTTTACAAATATAACACTCTCTTAGAAAATCATTATTATAATTACTCATCTTAGGTGCTTCATACTCATCATATTCTTTTAATATCTCTCCAACTCTTTCATTAAAAACTTTATCTTTCATTAAAAATTTAGCAACAGTTAAACCATAAAATGTTTCTCCTTGTCCTTCACTTAGATGTCTATCATAAATTAATTGTTCATTTTTCTCGTCATAAGTAATTTTCAAATGCATTGGTTTAACTGTTTCTAACTTTTTAACTGAATCTAAATTAGCTACTTTATGTAAATGAGTTGCAGTAATAAAAGAACTTTTTGATTTTGCTAATATTTCTAACATATAAGCAACAATAATATTTGCAGATTTTTCTTCAGTTCCTTTACAAATTTCATCTCCAATAATTAAAGTATTATTATCATTTCTTTTTAATATTGCTGTTAATTCCATCATCTCAACCATAAAAGAACTGAGACCCTTGAACATATTATCATTACCGATGATTCTAGTAAATAAAGATTTATAAGGCTGAAAAGTGAATTTTTCAGATGACACATAATAACCAATTTGTGCTAAAATAATATTTAATCCAATTGATTTCATCAGAGTTGATTTACCAGAACTATTAATTCCATATAATAATATACCATTCAAATTATCCGTACCTAATCCAATGTCGTGAGGGATATAATTATATTCTTTGTTTATAGATTCTACTATGGGATGCCTCATTTTAGAAGCTTTGAAATAAGAATTTTCACTCGGTGTTATTTGTGGTCTAGTATATTTATTTTTTATTACACAAATTGCTCCTGAATTAATAAAATCTAAATAACCAATCTCTTTACTCCAATAAATAAATAAATTACTGAATGAATTAGATATCTCTTTCAAAGATTCTTTAAACTTTGATTTATTTAAAGCAGCTAACTTTTGTTTATTGACTACCATCTGATTTGAAATTTCTTTAATCTTATTACAATTAATTTTGGTGCTGGTGCTTTTAGGTAATTCAGTAAATTCTAAATCAGTTGCTTTTAATTTAAAACCTCCGATAGTAATACTATCTGGTAGTTTACTTTTTAATATCTTACATCTCCTGTTGGTAATCAGCATATAGTGACCATCTCTTTCATTAAATTTGCTCATAATTAAAGAAGCATCTTTTTTACTAAACAAACTTTTATCATCACTAATTAATTTTTCTAATTCAGTTTGTAACAAATCAATAAAGTTACTTCCTGAATTAATCGACAAGACTAGTTGGTCTATATTATCATCTACTTTAGCTTTATAAAATGATTTATTATCTTCAAAATAATTATTAAAGTTACTGGATTCTAAATTTTCAATAATAAAATACTTTTCAATATAACTTTTGAATTCATAGATTCCTTTTAGTAAAACAGAAAAGGAATTATCGTGTAAAATATTTAGTTTTTTTTCATCCAAATATTTTAATAACTTTTCTATTTTTAAAAACGATGTATATAATTGATGTAATTCATAAGGATGAAGATTTTCCATATCAATTCTTCTATGTAATCTTTCAATATCAAAGATATCTTCAAGGAATTTTTCTAAAAAAGTCTCGTGATTACTTTTTAAAATAGTATCGATTGCTTCATATCTAGTTTCCAATTCCTTTGAATCAATTAATGGTTTGTTTAATGCATTAATTAAATATCTATTACCTAATGCTGATTTAGTATAATTAATTATATTAAACAATCCTTTCTCTCCAGATGCTTTAGTAAACACATCTAATTGTTCTAATGCTTTATTACCAAAGTATAAAAATTTATCACTAGTAAAACTAATAGGTGCTTTAATCTTATTTAATAAATTATTTTGGTGATGAGAACAATAATCCAATAATATCACTAGTGATAATCTACTTAAATTAGTAAATGATAAATTTAGATTTTCAAAGACACTAAGATTATTAGTAAATGGAAATATTGATTCTAACAATCTTTGTTGATATTTAATCTTTTCTTGATTTTCTATTTTGAAATTATAAAGTATCTTTTCATCTAATTGTAAATACTGAACAATTTCATTTGGTTTCATATTTGCAATTGGTTCTTTAATCTTATTCATTAATAAGATTTCTCTAGGTTTAACTGTATCTATAAATCGTAAGGTTTCATCCAAGGCTAATAATTCATCACTAGTAGTTGAATAAGTTTCAAATGTAAAACCATTACCGGTTGACAAATCATAAGAACATAATCCAATACATAGCTGATCATTAGTCTTAGTTTTAGTTTTATCAATAACAATAGAAACCAGATTACAATTTTTGGAATTATTTTTTTCTAAATAGGTGGCTGGTGAATAAATACCGGTTATCTCCCGTTTGGGTTCAGGTGGTTCAGTTGTTTGGTCAATCAGCACCACTGTAAAATTTAAATTAATTAATTTTTCAATAAAGTTATGAGTAACGTGAATTGGGAATCCCATCATTCTAGGATTTGAATCAGATAGTTCTTTATTACCATTTTTTTTAGTGCAAACTACATCTAACTTTTGAGCTAGAGTAACTAAATCTAATCCATTATCGTCATTACAATATGCTTCGTGAAAAGAACCAACTTGCATCAGAATAATGGTTTTATCAAGACCGTAAATACTTGCGTAACATTTATGAATTTTAAAATAATCTTTAACAAAAATTTCTTTATCGTACATACTACTAAAACAATATTATTCTTTAATATAAAACTTATATAAAAAAAAAGAAATAACTATTGTATATGAAAATTTTATATGGTACAATAGAAAAAAATATTGATGTAACAGAAATTTGTTACAAAAGATTAATGAATAATAATATTATTACTATTCCTTCTGATGATTTAATTCGAGCATATTATTTTACAGATCCACATTATGGAATTTCAAAAAAAATATTTATATTTGATAAGAAAACAAATATATTTGAATATGATGTTACAATTACAATTAATATAAATGTTATAACAGAAGAAATAACAACTGATATTTCATTAAATGAAAAATTAGATAATATACAAAATAAATTACAATTAAAATACGCAAGTTTCAAAGATGAATTACCAGAACAAAAAATGGCGGCAAGATATTTAACTGGAAATGAGAAAGTTTTAGAAATAGGTAGTAATATTGGTAGGAATTCTTTAATTATTGGTTATATTTTAGGACAAAAAAATAATAATAATTTTATTACAATGGAATGTGATATGAGTATAATAGATAGATTAAAAGAAAATAGAGATATAAATAATTTTAATTTTCATATTGAAACTTCTGCGCTATCGAAAAAAAAATTAATCCAGAGAGGTATGGACACAATACCTAGTGATACAGTGTTAGATGGCTATCATTTTGTAAATACGATTACATTTGAAGAATTATATGCTAAATATAATATTAATTTTGATACATTAGTATTAGATTGCGAGGGTGCATTTTATTACATATTAATTGATATGCCAGAAATATTAAATAATATTAATTTAATATTAATGGAAAACGATTATTGGGAAATATCAAAGAAAAATTATGTAGATGAAATTCTTAAGAAAAATAATTTTTATGTAGATTATTCTGAAAAAGGTGGATATGGTCCATGTGAAAGTAGATTTTATGAAGTATGGAAAAAATCATCACTTGTTTTTTAAACCATTTAATATAATATTTTCTATGTACTATATATAATGTTTAAAAATATAAATTTTTCTTGTTATCCAATGATAAATGCTAACGACCAAAAAATTTTTGGTTATATATGTAATACTGATTCACAAAATAAAATAGAAACTTTTGAAAACAATAACGAAAAAGAGCAATTATTATTAAAATTAACACAAATCCATAATAAATTAAATATTAAATATGGAACATTAAATGATGAATTACCAGAACAATTAATTGCTTTAAAATATTTAACTGGTAATGAAAAAGTTTTAGAAATAGGAGGTAATATTGGTAGAAATTCTTTATTGATTAGTTATATTTTAAATCAAAATAACAACAATAATCTGGTTACTTTAGAATCAGATGCAGAAGTTGCTAAAAAATTAGTAGAAAATAGAGATTTAAATAAATTAGATTTTAAAATTGAAGCATCTGCTTTATCAAATAAAAAAATGATTCAAAAGAAAGCAGATGCTGATTTAGGTGGTTCTACTGTAGTAAGTGATGTAGTCCTTGAAGGATATGTACCTGTTAATACTATTACATTTAATCAATTATTATTAAAATATGGTATTAATTTTGATACATTAGTTTTAGATTGTGAAGGGGCATTTTATTATATTTTAATTGATATGCCAGAAATATTAAATAATATAAAATTAATATTAGTGGAAAATGATTATCTTGATGTAAATCACAAAAAATATGTTGATAAAGTATTAATAGACAATAATTTTATTAGAGTTTATAATGAATCTTGTAATTGTTGGGGAGATAAATTATATCCAGGTAATTTTTATGAAGTATGGTCCAAACAATAATTATTTTTCTATAAAATTTTTATAATCTTTACAAATGTTAAGATTAAAACTATCCTTCTTATTGTTTTCAAACCATTTATTTAAAAAACTATTTGTTTTTTCTTCATTAATCTTTTCATCGGGAAATACAATTTTAAATATCTTTATTAAACTAGAATTATTTTTTTTTAGGGTGTCAAAGAACAGACGATTATAAATATTAACTAGTCTAAACATAGTATTTTGATTATCCAGCTTTTTTAATTCTCTAATTAATTCATCGTAATTATCAATGGTATAAACATTTAAAATATCTGAAATAGGCAAAGATAAATCAGGTATTTCCATATTTTTAGATACTGTTCTAGTTAATTTTTCATCAGTGTACTTATAATCCTTTTCTAACTTGTTGTTTTCAATAAAGAATTGACTAGGATAAACTTTATATTCCTGATTATTTTTTTGTATCTGTAAAGTGAGTGGATGAATCACTGTTTCATTTTTATTAAGAGGATTTCCAACTGGTTTAATTTTTCTTAATTCACTAAATTTATTCATTAAAAACATATATGAAATAAATTTACTATATTATAAATATGAGTGATAGTGAATCTAACTATAGTTCGTCTGATGAATCTCAAGAAAATTTAGATTTAACTGGTAAAATCTTAAATAACTACAATGTAATTTATGAAATTGGTAAAGGTGCTGATGCAATTGTTTGGTTAGCTTTTAATGTTAATGATTCTAAATATTATGCAATTAAAGTGAATGAACCAAATGAATTTAAAAAAGGTTCTCAAGAATTTAAATTTTTAAAGAAACTAGATCCTCGTCTACCTTTTTTTAATCATTTAAAAGAGAGTTTTGTAGAACAAGTTGGTAATAAAAAATATGCGTGTGGTGTATTTGAATTACATACTGGTAATTTAGATGCCATAGTTAGGAAAGGAGAATTTCAAAATGGGTTACCTATTGATAAAGTTAAAAAAATAATGTTTCAGTTATTAATAGCACTAAAATACTTACATACCAAAATGAAGGTTTATCATGCAGATATTAAAACTGATAATATATTATTAAAGGGTTGTAATAATATGGATAAAGAAATAATAAGACAATATTCGGAAGCAGTATCTTATAAAGATATGAGCAATAGAAAACAAACTCACCAAGAAATTTGCGCGCTCCTAAAGTTTCCAGCAAAAGAAATAAAGTATTGTGTTGGAGCAGAGTGTATTGATAATTGTATAATTACATTATCAGATTTTGGTGCTTGGTGTGGTGTAGATGAACATTATGATACTGATTTTGGAACTAGATATTATAGAGCACCTGAAGTTATATTAGTAGGTCAAAGTAGTTTCCCTGTTGATATTTGGGCAGCAGGATGTGTCTTTTATGAATTACTAACTGGAAGAATATTATTTGACCCAGAAAGAGACGATGGTATAAGCCGTGATGAATATCATTTATATTATATGAATTCTAAATGTGGAAACTTTAGTACATCATTTTTAAAGAAAACAAAATTTGGAAAGAAATACTTTACATCCGAAGGAAAATTAAAAAAATTTAATTCTCTAGATGAAACAACAATTGAATATTTAGTTGATAAATATGGAATAAAAGAATTCAGGGCAGAGATATTAGATTTGCTGAAAGGTATGTTAATAATAAATCCTAATTCTAGATTTACTGCTGAAAAATGCTTAAATCATCCTTTCTTTGCTGAATTTACTAATTAATAACTTTGTTATGAATTAACACTACTATAAGTGCAGCGGTCAATTTAAAAAACTTAGTTTTTTAAATTGCTAACTTAAAAATAAGATTTTTAAGTTGGTCATCTTTGCTATTGACAAAATAAAAATTATAAAATTTTTATTTTACTAATTAATAACTTTGTTATGAATTGACACTACTATAAGTGCAGCGGTCATCTTTGCTATTGACACTACTATAAGTGCAGCGGTCATCTTTGCTATTGAAAAGTATATTAGTAGAACTGTGATTGATAGTCATTATCAATATTATACAACCCTTAGACTGTACAAATTTCAATTTTTTTTAGACTTGTTAGATGTTTTCGAAGAAAACTCTAATTAAGTCAATTTAAAACAAAGTTTTAAATTAGTAAAATTAAAAATAAGATTTTTAATTTTGTCTATAAAGGGACTCCTGTTAAAACCCCTATTTCTTATAAATTAAGCCCATTCTTTTCGTCTTCTGAATCATCATTATTAGCAGTAAGACTTCTAAATTTAATACCCTTAAAGCCTGTCTTGGTCTTATTAAAGGTGACTGGTATATGTTCTGGAAAGCTCTTATCAAAATCAGCCTTACTGGTGGCTTTCAATGAATCATCTGCCTGTTCACGAATCCAATCCCTATATCTCTCCCAACAAGTAGCCAAAGAGGTATATTTATTAACCTTATCATCAATTTCAATAATCTCATTGATAAATCTAAGCATACTGTTGCTTTCACTCTTATATTTATCAGTAAATGCTTGAACACAAGCAGGTTCTTTCAAAAATTTCTCTTTCTTATATTCAGTTACAAACAAATGAATTAAATAGCTCATAAAATAGGGAGCCCAATCATCAATTTCATATTCCAAACTAGGATTCAATTGAAATTCATTTTCCTTATTTGGGTCTGGATTGTCTACGAACACTGAACTAAATTCAATAACCTTCACACGACGCCAGATACCGCGGTCAGTTGCTTTGATAATTGGTAACTTATTACATTGTAGCCAAAATTTAGCTTGAATTTGCATTTCAAAAGGCTCGCAATACAAAGGTCTAACCATAAATCTATCATTACCAGTCAATTCCTTTACTACTCCAACATTCAAACTATCACTATCATCAGTTTCTTGGAAAACACCAATTCTAACACCCTTCAATCTAGCTAATTCAGGAGATGCCTGACCGGCTTCACCTCTCTTTCTAGTAATAATAGTAATAGGACAGGCACAATAATACTCACCCATTGATTTTGCAACCAAACTCATCGTCAATGATTTACCATTTGAACCATTATTAACAGTACCACTACCAGTAATTGTTCTAAACTTTTGGTCTTTATTCTCACCAGAACAACTAGAGGCTAATGATAACAAGAAATACCTTCTCTTTTCAGGATCAGGCAAGACTTGATTAAAATAGTTATTAATCTTCTTACTAAATTTAGAAATTTCAGGTTTTTTTACATCCCATTTAATATAATTTACCTTGGTGGACAATGAAACAAAATCATCTGCTCGTCCAGAACGGAATTCTTCTTTATCCAAATCATAAATACCATTTTCAAAAGCTATTAAATTCTTATTAATATCATCTAACTTTTTCAAAAACTCATTATCATAGAATAAGTTCTTTGCTTCCTCCATAATTTGTTTTTTAAAAGTAATATTCAATAATCTACCAATGAGCTTATTTGTACTAATAGCCTTGTCGTTATAGAGTTTAATATGGGTAGGATCATTTACCTTTTTGGCTTCATTATTATAATCATCAACTAAACGTTGGAAATCCTTAATAAATTCAGTACAAATTATATTAATCAAACCAGTGCCTCCTTCACTAAGAGACCATTTATGATTCTTAAATTCATACCAAATATTTTTACTTAGAGAAACACATACAAATCTCTCAGAAAATTTATTATGCAATGCTTTTGCAATATAATAAGTATTAGTATCTAAGCTCTTCTTAATACATTCATCATAACTTTTTTTCATATATGTATTAAATTCATCAAGACTGTCTTCTTTAGCCCAATGGATTAATGAACCAATATTCTTACCATGATCTTTCATTCCTAACCATTTTTCTTCACATTCTCCTTCTTTATATTTATCAGATTTTTGAGAGAATTCTATCCATTCATTTAATAAACTTTTATCAATATTATGTAAAGCCCAACCAATACCCATCCAATCAAAATAATTATCTGCTCTTTCGTCTTTTAACATTGTAACTAACACTTTTGCTTTTTCAATTTGAGCTTTCTTATCTTCAGATAAATCGTCAGCTTGTTTAATAATAACTTTATTCTTTACAAAACCCAAATCTTCATATTCCTTTTGAATGGATTCTTCAGTATAATCAGTTGCAAAAGGTAAAGCATTCTCTGAATTCCATACTTCTTGTCGCATTGAGAATATTTTAGTCTTTTCATGATTATCACCTAAACATTCAGAACCATAATCTTGAAATAAAACATCTAATACTTTAGTGAGAAGATATGCATTCCCTTCAGGTTTCTTACATCCATACATTAACCATGGAGCAGTGCTAATAATTGCTTTATCAAAAATTTCAGTAACCTTTTTATTAAATCCTTCAAAAGTTTTAGACTCATTTGCTTTATTCACAACAAAATTTCTAACTAAATGCCTTACTTTTGCAGAAGCACAGATTTGATGGAAACATCCGTGGAAACCATCTCTAACATTATTATCTTTAAAGTTGACATCTTTCTTTTCCATAATACAAACTTTAAGTTGTTCATCGGAAACATCCAAATATCTCTTAATTCCTTCCCTATAATATTCAACTACTTCAATAATCATATCTTCATCATAAAGTCTTTTATTATTATATTCACTCTTTTTCACATCCAAATCAATATCAAAAATAATAGGACCATATTCCTTAGGCATTTCTGCCATATGAATATCTATTCCAGCTTCTATACATTTTGAAATAATTTTATTTAATCTCATCTTTAAATCTTCCTTAAAGCAGAACTTTCCTTTGTTCCCACCCATTGATACATGGGTAATATCTGTTTTTTGTTCAAAGGGTAATCTACCCTCGTCTAATATACTGTTATACTCAGTCAGGTATTTTGTTATCTTGGAATTGTTTGTCATATTAATTAATATAAAATAAGATTTTTTTAAATATATTTTTCAATTTTTTTAACTTAATTCAGATAAGCATCGATATTATGATGTGATTCATCAGGAATTTTTAATTCCCAAAAATTAATTGATTAAAAAATATTACTTTAAAGGGGAAACAATATATAATATTAATGAACAAATCCACATTAATGAGGATTATGAATGACCTAGTCGATTTCAATGAAAATAAACCTGAGGGTATTTATCTCTACGTAGATAAAAAGAATATAAAAACTCAATTTGCCTTAATTATTGGACCCGACGAGACTCCTTATTTTGGTGGATTTTTCTTTTTTGAAATAATATATCCTGATGAATATCCAAAGAATTCTCCCAAAGTGAGACTTTTAACAATTGAAAAGGATGTAAGATTTAATCCAAATCTTTATGAAGATGGAAAAGTTTGTTTGTCCATCTTAGGAACTTGGGCAGGACCAGGTTGGACACCAGTGATGAACATTCGATTAGTTTTAGATTCAATCCGGTCATTAATGGGATCTTTTCCAGTTCAGAATGAACCTAGTTATGAAACAATAAAACCAGACAATATTATATCAATTGAATACAATCAATATTTAATTTATAATACTTATAAAGTTGCAATCATAGATGTTTTAAATAATAAGTTTGCATCAGTATCAGATTTTTTTAAGAATGAAATTGGAAATGAAATTATAAAGAATCATAAAAAATTATCAGACAATTTATTATCATATAATCATATTTACGGTAATGCTGAAATAGAAAAAAGAATATATTTTATGAAGAAAACAAAACTAGATTTTTCAATATTAGTTGAATTATTTTCTAAGATAAATATATAAAAATGTATGAAAAATTAATTGTAGAAACTATTGGAACATTTCTTTTGATATGTGTAATTTTACATTCTGCTAGTGATAATAGAATTGGTTATTTAGGAATTGCTGCTGCATTATTTGTAGTAATTAATTTAGGGGCTTCTGTATCTGGTGCGCACTATAATCCTGCTGTAACATTTGCAATGATATTAGAAAACAAGATTGCATTTAATTTAGGTCTTTTATATATTCTATCTCAAATAATCGGTGCTTATGGTGCACTTAAATTTAATAGTATGGTGTTGGAGAGTGGGAGTGTGGTTTAGGTGGTGAGGTGATGAGGAAGGAAGTTGATAAAAGTAGTTGATGATAGTAGTTGAGATAGTGAGTTGATAAAATTAGTTAAGGTTAGCTATTTTCTTTGTTTATAGACTCAATTCGAAAAAATCAAAGATTTTTTCGAACGAGTGTTAAACGGGAGTCCCCTTATACACTTAATTAGAGTTTTCTTCGAAAACATCTCTAGGCCCCTTTAGGGGTCTGTAAGGGCTTGCCCCGTAACAAGTGTAAAAAAATTGTCATATAAACATATAATCTCTATATATTTATATATTAATGTATTTTTGTCCAAAATGTTCATATTCTTTTGATATAGTAAAATCATCTCAAGACTCTTCCGGTGGTAAAGATTCTCGTACTGCCCTAGCAAAGATGCAAGATGCCTTTAAAAAGTTTGATGAAGGTGTAGATTTATCTAAATTTGTAGCTACTTTCAGTCGTGAAGACACTAATAAAAACAAGAGATATCAAACTTTAGAAGACGCTGATAAAATTAAATTTAATCAAATCTTTGAAGAAGTATCAACTGTTGGTGCTGAATTTAAATGTTATAATTGTAATAATATTAAGCCAATAACAGAAACAATATTATTATATAATTTAAATATGGAGGAGAAAAGCAAAATGAGAACTTTGGAGGAAAATGAATTTATTTGCAGAGACCCCATTTTACCAAGAACTCATGATTATAATTGTAAAAATCCTAATTGTATTACTCACAAACAAACTATTAAGAAGGAATCTGTATTTTTTAAAGAAAAGGATAGTTTTAAGGTAAATTATATATGTTGTGTTTGTTATTATTCCTGGTGAGAAATCTGAAGATTTTTTTAGTCATTTATAATTCCTGGTGAGAAATCTAATTCATTGTGATTTCAATCGTTTTTACAAAAAAAATATATAATAAAAAAATATAAATGGATATTAATATTTTTTTATTATGCTATAATGAAAGTGCTTTATTACCACACACAATAAAACATTATAAAAAGTATTTACCTTCTTGTAAAATTACAATTTATGATAATGAATCAAATGATAATTCAGTTGAAATTGCTAAATCATTAGGATGTTCAGTTGTATCTTGGAGTAGTAATAATATAATTGATGATTTTAAATATATACATTTAAAAAATACAATTTGGAAAGATATTAAATCAGGATGGATAATTATGGCAGATATGGATGAATATGTTTGCGTTACCGAAAGTGAATTAAATTATGAAATGAATGAAGGAACTAGTATTCTTACTATTTGTGGTAAAGAAATGTTAGGAGAGTCTGAAACTATTAATTTATCTGATATTGATTTACAAAATATTAAAAAATATATTGATAACCCAGGTGAAAGTAAAAAATTATGTTTTTTAAGAGAAAAAATTATAAATATGAATTATAATTTGGGAGCTCATACATGTAATCCAGTAGGTGAAATTCAATATAGTGATAAAATATATTTTAATAAGCATATGAATTATTTAGGACTTAATTTTATTATCAATAAAATCATAAAAAGATGTGAAAGGAGTGCACAAATGAAAGATATGGGCTTAAATTATCATTACATAAATGATATTGAAAAAATTAAAAATAATTATATTGAAAAAATGAAAGATAGTAAAACTTTTTAATCATCCAACAATGACAATAAATGTTCTTTATTAAGTTCATCTAATGTCCATAGTTCATATTTTCCATTAGGCAATGGTCTTCTAATTTTGTAAGGTATCATATTAACTTTTAGTTCTTCTTGTGCTATTCTATCATAAGATAAATCTTGAAAGTTTTTTATTAGAGGTTTTGCTCCCATTGTTAATTGTTTAGTTCTTTCTCCTAAAATTCGAACCATTTCATATTTAGATAATCTGTTAGCAGAAATTCTTTCTTTTTTTTCAACATAAGTTACTGATGTATCCGGTTGAATCTCAAGTACTTCATCGTCATCCTCAAAATATTCCGTTTCTTCTTCTATTTGTTTTGTAACTTTAACTTCTTCCTCTTCATCTGACTCTTCTTCTTCTGATTCATCTTCATCCAATGGTGGTTCATCATCGTAATCTTCAGTCTCTTCAATTGCTTCTTCTTCAACTTCTATTTCAGGAGTATATTCTTCTTCATCTTTTTTCTTAGATTTTTTAGGAGGCATTATTAGATAATTAGAAAGTAAACTTTTAATATATTTTAATTCAGTTTTTTTAAATATATTAAAAATAAGTTTATCAATATTTTAAATGTATTCTATTTTAATTAAATGAATTACTTCATTTTGATAGAGGCGTTAATAACTGGTGTAATTACATTAATATTTGGAAAAATAATATTTAATTTAACTATTAATAAAAAAAATAAATATGTCGATAAACCTTTTGGTTTAGACATATCATTTTTTGCAACGGGGTTTTTTCTTTATATCATAAGTGAACTAATATTTTCACAACACATTTAAAATTATATCAGCTTAATAATATTTTTTCTTTAAATACTATAAAATAATTTCTTTAAGTATTATTTTATAGGCTATTTTAATGGAGGATTGTAAGATTTGCTATTCAAATGAATCAAACAAAAAGCTTCCCTGTGGTCACGAACTTTGCTCTAGTTGTTGTATACGTTTAAACTCTGCTATTTGTCCTTATTGTAGGCAAAATTTTATTTTTAATGCAGACGAGATTAAACAAAGATTTAAACTAGGTATTGTTAATGGTTACAAAAGGGAAATACCTCCGGTTTTACCTAGAGATTGGCTAACACCTGTGCCAAGGCAATTAGATGAATTGGAAATACACGAACCTTTTTCTAGAATAGATAATGAACCTTTTTCTAGAGCTAGAAGAGCCGGAGAAAGGAGAAGAAGAAGATTTTTAAGTTTAGATGAAGTATTAGAAAGAAGAAAAGAATTAAAAGAAAGAAAAGCTAGACACTGGGAAAGAAAAAATAGTAGACTTAATAAAATTATGGACGTTATTTAATTTCTGATGAAACATATTTAATAATAATGTCTAATGTTTTTGTAGTGCTATAATTAATATCAGAATTTACAATTATATCTGCATTTCTTTTTGTTGGTTCTATATAAAGTTGATAAGATGGTCTAATAAACTTTTCATAATTTGATAATACATCATGTGTATCAGATGGTTTTTTACCTCTTTTCTCAATGTCTCTAGAAATTCTTCTAGCCAAACATATTTCGGGGTCTGATTCAGTAAATATTTTTAAATCAAATTTTGCTCTAACATCTGGTCTATATAATACATATAATCCTTCTACAATAAGAATTTGAAATTTAGAACTATCTACAGTAGAACTAACACCATCTCTTTGATTTGTTACAAAATTAAATTTTGGAACATTTATTGGAACATTATTTTTAAAATCATCTAAATGACGACTAAATAAATCTAAATCTATTACATCTGGAGTATCCCAATTAAAATCAGCTGGTGCAGTAGTTGGTTTTCCTCCTACCAAATATGATTTATAATAATTATCACAAGAAATTACAGTTGTTGGAATACCTTTTTTAAGAAATAGTTGTTGTAAATTTTCTTCTGCTAAAAATGATTTTCCACATCCAGATGCTCCTGCAATACCAATTATATATTTGTTACCACCTCCAAATTGAACACTGTTTTTAAAATTTAAATATTTATTTTTATATTTTAAATATTTATCTTGAAAAGCCATTATAGTATGTTAGAAATTAACTATCTATGGGTATTCCCATTGATTCATAAATCTTTTTCATATCTTCTTCTATGGGAATTGAGTCTCTATCCAGTTGTAGCTTTTTAATGAAATCTTTAGTTACACCCATTGTATCATCTAGAACAGGAGGAGGAGGACCTAAAAAATTATTTGTCTTTTTGTGAATTACAGGTGTACTTAGTTCAGTTGCAGTTGTACTTAGTTTAGTTGCATCTGTAGTAGGTTCATTAATTTTCTCTTCCAAATGTTTTTGTAATGAGCGATAATAATTTATTAATGGATTATTATTTCCTTTGTACATTCCAAATGATTTAACCAATGTATGAATAATATTTCTATATTCTTCTGGTTTTGATAAAACTTTAGCTGGGTCATGAAGTTCCATAGGTATTTTGTGTTTTTTCAAATCCAAGTATTCATTTAATAAATCCCTCGGTACAATACTCTTGTTTTTAATGGTATCGTGATTAGTGCGGTCATTTGTCATTTTAAATATTTTTGATTTTAATAATTGTCTTTTTTCATCACAAGGTAATACTCTGGGACCTTTTACTTTATTAACAATCTTTACTCTCATTTCAGTTTCATTTTCAGATACTAATTCATATGTCCAATCTTCTACAAAATAATCATTTTCTTGTAGTTTTTCTGTATCTTTATTTCTTAAATCCTTCTTGAATCTATCTATTGCCTTTTTAGAAACAAAAAAACTCTTATCTCCTTCAATGTGAATTTGTTTGACTTGTGAGTCGGTCATTAATGTTATTATAAAATATTCTTTAAATATTTTATGATTACATAATTATTGTTGGACACATTCTGCTTGCTTAGGTCCTTGTTCCTCATCTTCATCATAAGCTTGGTTAGAAGAAGAACTTTGTTGATAAAAAGCATCTGAAGAATCTTCCAACATCATAGTTTTTACCAAATCTGTTTCTTTAATTAATTCTTTTTCAATAATAGATTCTTGTTTATCAATTAATATTAAGGCTTTGGTTAATGTTTCATTAGTAATATTTGGTAAAGTAAAAATAAATTTAATCAATAAATCTCCTTTTTGTTTTGTTCTTAAATCAGTCATACCTTCTCCTGAAATTCTTCTGACAGTACCATAATTTGTTTTTCCGGTATGATGCAAATGCAATTTTCTTCCATCCAAATGAGTTAATAATTTATCAAAACCAAACAGTGCTTGAAATAATTTAAGTTCAATAGTTGTTATCAAATCATTATTTCTTCTTTTAAAAACTGGGTCTTCTTCTTCATTTATAATTACAATTAAATCTGATTTTTGTCCATTAATATTATTACCCTTACCTTCCAATTGCATTTTAATACCATTACCAAAACCATTTTGCAAAGGAACTTGAACAGTTTTTTCTTTGGTATTAAATCCAGAAGCATTACAAGTAGTACATTTATTTGCTTCAGATATAATTTTTCCTTTACCATTACAGATGTTACAAGGTACCAAAGTTTGAGTTTGAATAGGACCTAATCTCATCATTTTCATTTTAATTCCTTTACCCCCACAATCATCACAATCATTTTTTTCACCATTGCTTGTACCTTCGCCTTTACATTGAGAGCAACTTACTTTTTGATTATAAGTAACGTCAATAGTTGATTGATTATAAATTTGAGCTAATGTGACTTTAACAGTTTGAACTATATTTTCATTTTCATTTCCTCTTTGACCTGGATGACCGGGAAACCCTCCTCCGGGAAACCCTCCACCACCACCACCAAAAGGAAATCCACCACCACCACCACCAAAAGGAAACCCACCTCCAAACATTCCTCCGGGAAAACCGGGAGGGAATCCACCGGGAAACCCACCTCCGCCACCATCACCACCTTTAGTTCCCTCCATTCCAAATTGGTCATACATTTCTCTCTTTTCTTGATTAGTTAATATAGTCATTGCTTCTTGAATTTCTTGAAATTTTTTAGTTGATTCTTGAACTTTATCAGGATTCTTATCAGGGTGCCATTTAATTAATAATTTTTTACCTTTCTTTTCAATTTCTTTAATTGGAGCACTTGGGTCAACTTCTAACCTATCGTATAAAGTCTTGTCTTTTACCATTGATTTATTATATAATAATCTCTTTAAATAATAATTGAAAAAAAAATAATTTATAAAACCTTTGCTAATAGTAATAATATGGAGTTAAATCAAATTATTATAGATTCTAACCAGAATTTAAATATTAAGAAAACTAATTCTAAAAATCTTATAAAATTAAATGCTCTAGTAAAAGAATGTTTAGGTTTATATACTTTACCTACTAATACAAAAGATTTAAAAAATATTAAAGAAAAAAATGAATTAATTGAAAAGATGTTTAATATTTTAAAAGTTACTGAAACAAAAGAAAATTATAGCCTCTATTGGGATGTTGAATCTCAAGAATTTTTATATGAATAATTATTTTATATTTTAATTTAAGATGAAATTATATATACTTAGACATGAAGACAGAACCCAAGATGCTACCTTTTTCGCACCATTAACTAAAACTGGATTAGATAACGCGCTTAAACTAATCGCTAAATGCGATGAATTACATATTAATCAAATTTATTCTTCTCCTTACATCAGAACTCTACAAACAATTTATCCATATGCTAAAGCTAAAGGAGTAAATGTAAAATTAGATTATTCTATAAGCGAAATAAATGATTCAAATATAATTCCTAAAAATTCTCACGGAATAATATTACCTGAATATTTAGCCAAAAGTTTCCTTTACGATGAATCATATAAATCAACGATACAACCAGAAGAAGTAAAATATCCTGAAACATTCAAAGAAGTAGGCCTCAGAGCTAAGAATTTTTTAAAAAATGTTATTACCAATCACCACAAAACCGATGATCGAGTTTTAATAGTGACTCATCAAATTGTATGTGATGCTATATTAAGTGTTAAAAATATACAAATAGAATGTTATCCTGTTGGAAAAATAACTCAAGTATTTGAAGATGATCATTGGTTATTTAAACCAATTAATTGGGTACCAAAAGCCCCTTAAAAAATTTTATTTTGTGAATAATAATAATGGAACTAAATATTAAAAATAGTATCAAAATATTATTCCCAAATATAAATCAAGAAGATTCTGATTTTTTATATGATTATACTGGAAAATTAATTAATAAAATAGAAAATTTTTTTAATTTTAATAAAGAAGAACAATGGAAACAAAATAACTTTCGAGATATTAAAGGAGTTATTTTAATGTTATTACCATATATTGATGATAAAAATCGTACAGATATGGTTGATTTGAATCAATTCTTATATGCAAAATTAAAAAGTAATATTCCTAATTCTTTATTAGAAGAAGATAGAAATGCACTTTTGAAAACTGATTTCAAATATAGTAATATGGCTTTAGGTTTATTAAAATATAATAGTGATAACTTGTTAGAATTATATGAAAATGGGAAAAAATTAATTTATATCATAATAGAACACAATTATACTGGAATATTAAAAACTCTTCAAATTATGAATGGTAAATATTATATTAATTGGATAAATATTATTCCAATTATTGATTATAAGGAATCTGAATTATTTAAAAGAACAATTGCTGGTTATTATTCAGGGTCGTTAGATAGAGATGATTATTATGGGTTATGGGCTGGTGATATTTACAATGTAATTAGAAATAAATTATACAATGATGTTAAACCAATTAAATTTTTAATTTATACACATGAAAGAGAAAAGTTTATAATTCATCATTTAAATGACCATTTGAATATTGATTTATTTTTTAAATTTGATTCTTTTGAAGATTTACCTGATACTGATAAATTTGAATTTGAAAAGAACATTAATCAAATTAATAATTGGTTACATATTTTAGTATTTTTAGCTAATAATTATTCAAATAAAACAATTGTTGAAAAAGAAGTTCCAGAAGATTATAAGAAATTTGCTTTTGAATCAACACTAACTCAAATAGATTTTACAGATGAAACTGAAGATGAAGAATATTCTAAAAAATTTATAAAAAAATTAGATAAAATTACTGATGAAGATATAAAAAGTTTTCTAAAAAATATTAAAGTTAAACATATTTGGAACTTTTTATATGAAAGTATTACAAAATTAAAAGGGACATTTTTAAAAGAACATTTAATTATTGAAAAAAATAATAAATTTAGTATTAGTCCTACTTATTATTATCCAAATACTCGTATTAATTTGAAAAATATTTATAATGTTGCTAAATCAATAACTCATATTCAAACTGGTTCAGAGTGGCGCCTATTAGATTCACATTATATAGCTTTATCCGATGGTGATAAAGATGAATTTTTAAATAGATTCTATGGATTAAGTATAGGGTGGTTAACTTTAAGATATTATAGTGTAGGAGCAATATTAAGTGATTGGAATAGTATTAAACTTGATTTAATTTTCGATATCTTAACTAAAAATGGTTTATTAAGTCAATTTGATATCGATTTAGATATTACCGATAAATCTACATATTTCCCTTTTTCAAGTTTTGAAATTAGAAAAAGATTAGGTAAAAAACTAAAAAAAAATAAGATTTTTGAAGAAGCTTATTATTATTTAACTAATGATAAATATAAAAATTTACCAAAAATAAGAACATCCAAAAAAGAAGAAGTTACTTATTTTAAATTATTAGAAGATGATCAAAATTGGTATTCTTTTTATGCAATGGATTGGTTAGCTCAAATTAATTTTTTCCATCATTATATTAATCATCGTGTGCTATATGTTACTGGTGCTACTGGACAAGGTAAATCAACTCAAGTCCCTAAATTATTAATGTATGCTTCTAAAGCTTATGATTATAAAAGTGATGCAAAAATTATTTGTACTCAACCTCGTATTCCTCCAACTAAAGGTAACGCTGAAAGAATTTCAGAAGAATTAGGAGTACCAATAGTACAATCTTCTATATTTGGTGATAATAAAGTTAGAAATAATAATTTTTATGTTCAAATGAAGCATTCTAAAAATAGTCATATTAAAAATAATTGTTCACATTTAACATTAAAAATATTAACTGACGGAACATTATATGAGGAATTAATTCAGAATCCACTAATGAAAGAACAAGTTTTTGCTCCTGGGAAAAAAGAATATGTTTATGGATATAAAAATCATTATGATAGTATAATTATTGATGAATCTCACGAACATAATACAAATATGGATATGATTATAACTTTGCTTCGACAATCTTGTTTATATAATAATGCTTTACGATTAATTGTAATGTCTGCAACTATGGATGAAGATGAACCTATTTATCGTTCTTACTTTCGTTGTATCAATGATAACTTGTTATATCCAATTAAATCCAGTGTGACTGGTGCAGATACTATATTTATGGACCGAAGATTTCATATTTCACCACCTGGAGAAACAACTCAATATGTCGTTATAGATGATTATTATGAAAATCCTCAATATGATAAAATAGATGACAAGATAGGTTCTGAAAAAATTCAAGAATTAAGTTATCAAAAAATCGTAGAAATTTGTTCTAAATATGCTACTGGTGAAATATTATTATTTTTAACTGGTCAAGCAGAAATTAATAAAGCAGTAAAACAATTAAATATTATACTACCTCAAGGAAATATTGCTTTACCTTATTATTCTAATTTACATGATAATTATAAAGAAATCATAGATAAAATAGATAAAAATATTAGTAAAATTAGAAATAAAAGAGAAAAGATTTTTGAAGAATGGGGTTCAGAATTTATTGAAGATTTATCAGTTCCAGAAGGAATTTATCAAAGAGCTATCATCATTGCAACTAACGTAGCAGAAGCTTCTGTTACTATTCCAAGATTAAAATTTGTGGTTGATACTGGATATGCAAAAGTAAATTCTTATGACCCTAAAAAACAAATTAGTATTTTAGCAGTAGAAAAAATATCAGAAGCTTCTCGTTTGCAAAGAAAAGGTCGTGTTGGAAGATTATCAGACGGAACTGTTTATTATTTATATCCTAAAGGAGCTAGAGAAAAAATATTACCCAAATATAAAATAACTCAAGAAGACCCATCTAGTATTTATTTAAAATTATCAGTAGAAGATAGTGATAAATTTGAACCAGTAATACCTAATGAATATAATCCTAATATTGTAGATAGTAATTTTTACAAAGGTAATGTTGATAGAAGAAGTAAAGAGGAAATGAAAGCTGATTTTTTCCAAAAAAATACTTATTTTATTTTAAGAAAACAATATGCAATAAATAATATTAACTTATATTGGGATGAAAAGTATTTTCCTGTTGACTTGTTTTATAATAGTTTAACTCGGGCTTTTTCAGGTCAACTTATTGAACATTTAATAGACACCAAAGGACAATTTTATATAATTCACCCTTTTGAAAATAATATTACCAGGAATATCAGAAATGAAATTATTGAATATAATAAAAGAGAAACAAAAGTAATTCCTGATTTATTTTTTGCGGAAAGCTTAAATATTTTAAAACATCAATTAGTGCTTATTGACATAAATCCAGCTTATGAAACTAATTTGCAAGCTCTTCGAAAAACAGAGATTTATAAAAAAGTATCTGAATTACAACGAGCTTTATCTAGTAATATTATTGATTCAAATGATTGTTTAACTATTATAGCTGCTACTGCATTAAATTGTGTAAATGAAGTATTAGCAATTATTATTGCTATCAAAAGTAGTATTCAAATAAATAATTTAAATTTTTATAAATTTCTTAAAGATAAACTAAATGATTTGTTATTATTTAATCTTAATAAAATTAATACAGACGATGATATTATAAATAAAATAAATAAGTTTGAAAAAGAAATTAAAAGAAAACCAACTGATATTCCAATAAGTTTTAAAAATGAACCTGAAACTTGGGATATGTTATTAAAATTATATTATTCTGGGAATTTAAAGAAAAAGAAAGAGGAAATAAAATTTAATGTTATGAAAAAAATTATCAATAATGATTTTATTAAACATACAATAAAAATAAAAGAATTTTGTAATGAATACAAATATACATTTAATGAAATGATAAATTATTTAACTAATTTATCTGAAATATATTTGAACATAATAACTATTGATAAAAATTTAGACTTGGATTTGGATGAAATTTCACCATTGAAATGGATAGAAGATTTGAAATCTAGTTTTATTAAAGTTTTAAGTACCGGTGATATCAACGATAGAATTACAAAAAGTTTTATTATTGGAAGACCAATTAATTATGCTATCAAATTAAATCCTCAAAATGAATTTTATGATTTATTTATTTCTGGAATTAAAGGGCTAGCTGAATCCAAATCTAGTTTTCTTTTTTATTATCAATTAACTGAAGATAAAAGACCTGGGGTTGTTAAATTAAATTTTACAATCAATGTTACCATTGACGATTTTACATCTTGTAATCCACAAATTTTTAATAAATTAGAATTTAAAAACTATAAACCAATAAAGGTTTTATCAGATAAATTCATTGAAGAAACTAAAATAATTGGAATTAAAACTTATACTTATGATTCTGTAATTAATAATATTTTTAATACGACTAAATTTGTATCTCCTTGGGAAAATTCAGTTTTACCTACTTTAACTGAATATTTTAGGAATTTAAGAAAAAAATTGATGAATTAACACCGTAATTACATAAGATTATTATTTAATGTCTAGTTACACTATAAAGTTAAAGAATCAACTGGCTACATTTACTGAATCCGAAAAGCTTCAAGGCTCAACTGGATTTATATTTAAATGTAACGGTATAAAATATATCATAACAACTCATCATTATTTACCAGTAGTAAATACTTTTTATGAGAACCAGGATACTATTGTATCATTAAAAAAAGCAAAAAATATTTATTGGAATGAATTAAATATTTTAGAATATAATAGTTCAGTTAATGCTAAAGTTGTAAAAAGCTTTCGCACTAAATTTGAAAAGAAAGATAATATAGTAAAGATGGATAATCAAAAGTTTATAGTTTATGATTATCTTGTTACTGAGAAAACTCCCTTTTGTAAAATTAAAAATATCTATATGAGATTTTTAATTAATGATACTGATTTATATAAATATAAAGGCCAATCCGGTTCTCCTGTGTTTTCAGAAGATGACCGTTTGGTTGGTGTCTTTTGTAAATATATTATAGATGGAAGTAATGTTTATGGATTAGTTTTACCAACTATTTATATTCTAAAAACATTGGTTAAACAAGATAATACAAGTCTATATAAAATAGATTTAAATTGTAATCTAATCTACCATCCAAATATCAAATACAAAATTCCAGCGGAAGTTTATTGTAATTTGGAAGGAGATGAAAATAGATTCATACCTGTTAGAAATTTAAATACTAAAGAGGTTGAATCCAAAATGTTTATTAAAGATGAACATTTTGATATTAATATTAATTTGGAAAAGAATGAAGATGGTGAACACAAGTTCAACTCAGGTCTAATCTCTATTTTATTTTTACATTGTTGTAAAGATAAAATTCGAGAGATCGCAAATCGGTATTTGAATTACAAGGGAAGTTTGAATAAAATCTTTATTAAAATTTAGTTTATTATAACTTGTTAATTTTCTTTATTATTGATTTTTCTTGATTACTTAACTTTTGTCCAGAAAAACTATCACTCGCATCATTTGGAGAATATGGTTTATATTTAATTTTTGTTTCAGAATCACTAATTAAATGTGCATCAGTGTTTTCATTTAAATAACTACATATTTTTGTAATTGTATCATCTGACACTAAATTTAAGTTAAAGAACATTCCATTACGATTACTAGAATAATCGTTGCCTAATTCATCAACAATAATATTAAATATATTAACGAAATCCTTTCTCTCTGTTAATTTTGAAATTTTTAAAACTAATTTTTTTCTATATTCAGAAGAAAATTGCCTTACTTTAGAATCGAGTTCCATTAAAATTACTATATATAATAGTTATTCATAAACCGAATTTTTATTTATTGAAAATATAAAATCTAAAGAATAATAATGGTAAAATTAGTAAAAGATTATTCATATCCTGAAACTAAAGATGATGAATTATTAACAAAAATTTTTAAGAAAAGAGAGTTTTATTATCATAAAGTTCCAGATAGAGCAAAAATGGAAACCTATGAAGAAATACAAGATTACAGAGATAAAAACTGCAGAGAAGGTGACGTGTTACCAAGGGAACAACAAAACATCGCACCCAATTTCATTAATCCAAATACTCCTTACACTGGATTAATTCTAATGCATGGAACAGGTTCCGGTAAAACCGGTAGTGCAATTTTAATTGCCGAACAATTTAAAGAACAGATTAAAAAATATAATACAAAAATCTTTGTTATTGTTCCTGGACCTAATACTAGAGATAACTTTAAAAATGAAATTTTAACTTGGACTGGTGAAACTTATCTTAAAAATAAAAACATTTTGAGTCAAATGACCAAAGCTGATATTGATAGAGAATATAAAGTTGCTCTTTACGCTGCATCTCAATACTATAAAATTATGTCTTATAAAACATTTTATAAAAAGGTTCTAGGTGAAAAAATAGTAGAAAAGAAACTATCCGATGATAACAAAATTAAAAATACTTATAAGAAAAACACCGAAGGCGAAATTGAAAGAGAATTGGTTGTAGATAGAATTACTAATATGGATAATTCCCTTTTAATTGTTGATGAAGCCCATAATATATCCGGTAATGAATACGGTGAAGCTTTAAAGAAAATTATTAAGAATTCTCAAAACTTGAGAGTTATTTTATTAACAGCTACTCCTATGATTAATTTAGCAGATGAAATTGTTGATTTATTAAATTTTATTAGACCTCAAGATGACCAAATAGCTAGAGATAAAATATTTACTGGTGATAAAAACTATTTAATGAAATTAAAACCCGATGGATTAGAATATTTAAAAGAAAAAGCTAAAGGATATATTAGTTTTTATCGTGGAAATATTCCTTATACTTTTGCTAAAAGAGTAGAAAAAGGAAAGATTCCTCCAGGATTATTATTTACCCCAGTAATTAGATGTTACATGGAAGACTTTCAAGAAAAGGTTTATGTTAAAACTAAAGAGAACTTGGATGATACTTTAGATAGAACTTCTTCTGCTGCAGCTAACTTTGTTTTCCCTGGATTAAATTCAGAAAAGAATGATATTCAAGGTTTTCATTCTACTGAAGGTTTAAATCATATCTTACAACAATTAAATGGAGATGGTCCTAAATTAAGAAGTATGATTAATAAAAAATTATTTAATAACAAATTACCAAAAAGTGTAGAAGATAATTTTATGTTTGAATCAGAAGGAAAAAATATATCAGGTGACATTTTAAAGTTAGAATATTTAAGATTCTTTTCAATTAAATTTTTTAAATTAATTAAAAGACTAAATAAATTAATTGATGGCAAAAAAGGAGCTCATACTGCTTTTATTTATTCAAATTTAGTTAGAGCTGGAGGTATGGAATTATTTGCTGAATGTCTAAGACAAAATGGTTATTTAGATTATCAAGAAAACAACAAAAACTATGATATTAAGGATGATACTATTGATTACAAAACTGGTAAAAAGTATTCTGAATATAAAAAGGAAGAAAAAAGGAATTTTAAACCAGCTACCTTTATTTTAATTACTGGTTCGATTGATGAATCAGGAGAAGATATTTCAGAAGTAAAACAAAAAATTATCAAAGATGTTTTTAATAATTCTGATAATATTGATGGTAAAAACATTAAATTTTGTTTAGGTTCCAGAGTGATGAACGAAGGTGTAACTCTTAAAAACTGTAGTGAAGTGCATATTATTGATGTATTTTATAATCTTCCTAAAGTCGAACAAGTTATAGGAAGAGCTATTAGAATGTGTGTTCACAAAGATTCTATTAATGATGACAATAAATTTCCTAAAGTAAGAGTTTATAGATATGTTATTTCTCAAGATAAAGAATTAACTACTGATGAATTATTATATAAGAAAGCTGAAGAGAAATATTTATTAGTTAAAAAAATAGAAAGAGGATTGAAAGAAACCGCGATAGATTGTCCTTTATTATTAAATGCTAATATGTTTCCTGAAGAAGTAGAAAAGCATAAAGGTTGTGTACCACCTACTTTAGAAAATGTAAAAGCTGGAAAGAAAATATGCCCTGCTTTATGTGATTTCCAAGAATGTACATTAAAATGTAGTGAACCTAAATTAAATAAGGAATACTTTTCCAATGGTAAATATCGTAATCTAGAAGATAAGGAAATAGATTATAATACCTTTAACGATGAGTTAGCTAAGTTTGAGATTAATAATGTTAAATCTAAAATTAAAGATTTATATAGATTCAAACAAGTCTATCTCTACGACGAAATGATAAAGGAAATTAAGAAATCCTTCTTACCTCATCAATCTAGTTTATTTGACCCTTTCTTTTTGGACCAAGCTTTAGAAGATATGATGCCTAAATCAGAAAATGACTTTAATAACTTTAGAGATACTATATTTGATAAATATAATCGTTCTGGTTATTTAATCCAAAGAGGTAAATATTATTTATTTCAACCATTTAATGAAAATGAAGATGTTCCAATGTATTATAGAGAAACCACTAATATTAATAGAACTAATCAAATTACCTTGGAGAACTTTATTAAACAAAAGTTTGGTAATGTTAAATCTAATTTACCAGTCATTGAAGAAAAGACCAAAGAGAAGAAAGAAAATGGTTATGATTTTGAATCAGTAATTGATTATTACGAAGGTAGAGAAGAAAATTATGTAGTAGGTATTATTGATAAAAACTTTAATAAACTAGCTTCAAATGAAATTGATTTGTTTAAAATCAGAGAACCAATTATTAAATCTAAAGATAAGAAACGTGGTACTGGTATTCCAACTTTAAAAGGAGCTGTTTGTTCTACATCAAAAGATAAAGATTACTTAATGAATCTAATAAAGAAAATTCCAGGAATTAAAAAGGAAGAAATTACTAGAATTGATAAATTAACACGTGAAAATATTTGTACTGAAATGAAAGATAAATTATTATATTTGGAAAAGTACTCTACTGATAATAAAACATATGTAATGGTTCCTGCAAACCATCCAGTTTTTCCATTCCCTTATAATTTGAAAGATAGAGTTAAATATAGAATTAAGGAAATTAATACTATATTAGAAAGGGATATTGATATTAAAACTAGTAAGAAAGATAAATCTTATGAATTAAGTTTTAAGAATGAAAAATTTATGGAGAAAGAGGTACTAGAAAAGTTAGGATGTAAGTTGGAGGGTAAAGAATGGGTATTGAAATTAGAATAGTTTTGTTTAAGTGATTAGCGAGATAATTTAGCCAAGTTTACAATGTAATCAGGTAATTCGTTTCTGACTACAGGTGCAGCTTGTAAAGCTAAGAATACAGTTACTGCAACTAATACAGAAGAAGTGATTAATGCAGTGCGGTGTTGTTGTAACATAGTTCTTACACTAGGTAAAAAGTTAGCTTGACCTCTCAATGCACAAGGTACTAAGATAGAAAGGATTAAGTTAACCAAGGCTGCTACCAAAGCGATAAAGATATCATCTTGAATCATTATATATTATTATATAGAAATAAAATTTAAAAATTTAATACTAATTTTATGGGAGCGTGGTCCGACCCCATAATTTCTGTTAATATTAAACTTTTTTTAACATTTTTAATATATTTTTCGCTGATTAAAAAGTAGTCAATTCTCCATCCAGTGTTTTTCTTTCTACTATTAAAACGATAAGACCAATAACTATATTCTACTTTTTCAGGATTTAAAAATCTATAAGTATCCACTAGTTCAGCATCTTTTAATAATTTATCAAATGATTCTCTCTCTTCTATAGTGTACCCAGCTGTTTTTAAATTGGTCTTTGGATTTTTCAAATCTATTTCTTTGTGAGCAACATTTAAATCACCACAAACAATAACTGGTTTATGTTCTTGAAGTTCAATAACCTTTTTTCTAAACACCTTATCCCATGTTTTGGTTCTGTAATCTAATCTTTTTAATTCTTCTCCTGAATTTGGTGTATAAACGTGTAACAAGAAGAATTTTTCAAATTCTAATATAATTACTCTACCTTCTTCATCAATATCATCTAATCCATAAATAATACTATTTGGTTGCTTTTTACAAAAAATGGCTGTACCACTGTAACCACCTTTAGTTTTACAAGGACTCCAATATCTATATTTATATCCTTTTATTTTATCCTTCAATTCATTTTGAACATCTACGAAAGGACAAGATATTTTTGTTTCACCAAAACAAATTATATCTGGTTTTTCATCTTCAATTAAATCATATAATTCTTTACCTTTCATAGAAGACCGAATCCCATTTATATTCCAAGCAATAATTTTCATTATTATTGATTAGATTATATTTTTTAGTTTCTAACTTACAACTTTTTTTAATTGCAACCTACTGGAGATGAATACGATGTTTTACACCCATAAGTCGTACAAGTATCTGTGCGATTAAGAGAATCACAAGTACCAATTTCAAATCCACCGTTATTTGGGTAATAACTCATACCTCTTTCGCAACAATATGACTTTGGATAACTACAAGCTTGAATATGTTGTTTGTATTCTGAACCAGTTGGACAAAAATATTTAAGATTAGGACTTACTTGAATACAAGCAGACGGTGGTTCAATTTCGGTAACAATATCTGTACCAGTTGCTGGGTCAACTTTATAAGCGGGACGCCATTCAACGTAAGTTACATCAATATCATTTTCATATAAACTTGGATTATACATTTGATTCACTATTTTTTTCCAATTATATGAAGATTCACATTTTTGTTTATTTGGCCAAGAACACATTCCATTTATATTTAATCCTTTAACAAAATCACAGCTTCTTTGATCTAAATAAGTTTGTCCAGCTGGTGAATCAAAATATTTCATTGCAACAATACTTAATTTATCAACAATCGCTATTCTATCAATTGGACTAAATGTGTAAAAGTTATCAATTTTTTCAAGTGCATTACTAATAAAACTTACACAATATTCTGTTTGTATTAATAGATGAATTTCTTGAACACTTTTTGGATTATATATATCTAATTGTCCAGTAGGATAAAAAGGTAAATGGTCAAGAGGTCCTGAAATTCTAGGTAAAGGTAAACCTTGTTCAATATAAGACATATTAAAGTCTCTTATTGTTTCTTTTCTTAGTCCTAAAAAATAATCTAAAGACCAAGTATCATTAGGTAATTTAACTGTTGTAACAGTTGGAATTAATGCTAATACTAGTTCTAATATTCCTAGTACAATTGATAAAGGAGAAAATAATGAAGCTATTGCACCTCTAATTAAAGCGGAACTTGCGCTTGCAGCAACTCTACCTGCTATTTTAGCTGTAGATTGTGCAGCTAATTTAGCAGTTGAATTTGATGCAACTCTTGAACCTGTAGATATAGTGTCATCAATAGTATTGATTACTGCGTCATCTGCAAGATTTTGAGTTGCTTTAGCAGCAGCTCTGTCTGCTCCAGTTTTTAAAGACCCGGCATTGGGTTTAAGTCCTGATTCGTTTAAAATCTTAGGTCCACTCTTAGTACCTTGTATTGCTGTTTTAACATCATTCATTGTATTTACTCTTTCTATTCTTGCATTTTTGAAAGCTTTAGTTTTTTGTGATCTTATTTCTATATTATTGTGAGTTACTTTCATACCTTTTGTAAAATGTTCAACTTCCATTTTAACTTGAGATGGTTGTTTTATGTTTATTTTTCCAGTGCGATCAATTTGTTGTGTTCCTAAAGATTTATTAATATTTTTAGTTCCTGTATTTTTTATATTTTCTATACTATTATTTATGTTGGTTCTGGCTGCTTTAGCGTCCTTTGCTCTCATTGATTTTGCATGATAGTCAAATAAAGGTCTTGCTGCATCGTAACTCATATCTGCTAAATTTATCACATTAAACATTACATTCAATATTGCAGCTAAACCACCAATAACAACAGCATCTATTATTTCTGGATCACTAATTGTTGAATTATCCTCATAAGTACAACAAGGAACCATTTTAGCAACAATTTCTCCATCTATAGTCTCTGAAAAAGCTGGATTATAATTACTAATTACATATTGTGGGTCAGGTATATTAGTTAATGTACCACCTTCTTTACAAGGTGGTATTCCAGTAGAGCCACAAGTTCTTAATTGTTGATTTTCTAAGAGTGCACTAATTTCAGCATCTGATAATGGTTTTGAATCATCAGAATCATCCAAATCATCCAAATCATCCAAATCATCTTCTGGTTTTTTTATTACTTTGGGTTTTATTATTGATTTATTAGTAATTTTATATTCATTACTATTTTTAGTTAAAAAAAATAATATAATACCAACTATAATTATTACAATTACTACTAATATTATTTTTATAGATTTTCCCATATTAATATATAATATAAAATTTATTTGATTCATAAAATAATTATCTAAATTTAATATATAAAGATAATGCTCGATACAATTATAGAAAATTTTATTGGAACTAGAATTCCCGTACGAAGAGTAGGCCCAACTAGAGGAACAGCTAGGAGACCAAGATCTAAAAATCCATCTCCACCACCACCAAATAAAAATCAACCTAAACCTAAACCTAAACCTAAATCAAAACCTGATGCTGATGATGCTCCTAATCAACCTAAAGGTCCTAATAATGTTCCAGATTCCGGAGGAGGAGGAGGTTTCGGTGGTATGAATTTGTCAGACATGTTAAGTTTAGCTGGTGTTGGATTAATGGCTTATTCTATTTTTGGTATGGGTAGTTCTGAAGAACCACCTCTCACTGATGAAAATGCTCCTGCTAATGAAGAATATCCAACATCTGGTGATCCAAATGCTTCAGCTGAATATGCAGACTTACCTGAGAATGAAGCTTATTTAAAGTCACTACGTCCTGGTAGTACTAGTACTGGTAAAACAGATTACTCAGCTTATTTTAAATTATTTTTATTAATTGCATTTATTTTAATTATTGCAGTATTAATATATAAATATACTAATAGAAACACCGAGGAGGAACAGAATAGTTAAAAAAATATAATTATTATAAAATATTTTATAATATAATATAATAATGTTTTTAGATTTAACAGAATTTTTTGCTGGAACTGGTTTCCGTCCACCTAGAAAACCTTATGACCCTCCTGACCCACCTCCAAATACAGGAAAACCTCCAAAACCAAAACCAAAACCAAATCCTGGTGATGATGATGATATACCTATTAAAAAAAAAGGTACTAAAAGAAAGCCAGGTGAAGATGCAGATGAAGTTGATAATTTAAAAAAAATGAAAGATTCTGATTTTATAAAACCTACAGATAGTCCTGCAGATGTAGCAACAAAAAAATCACTCCTAAGTCAAGCTGGTGAATTTGTAGCCGCACATCCTTTACTAACAATCAGTGCTGCTGGTTTAGCTTATTATATGTTTACTACTGGACAAAGTTTACCAGAAGCAGTATCATCATTAGGTTTAAGTGCAGGTAGTGCAGTAGGTAATGCTCTGACATCTGCAGTATCAGGATTAACAGGTATTCCTAAAGATTATGTAAAATATATATGGTGGGCATTGTTAGCACTTTTTGTATTTTATTTATTTATGAAGCTTAAGGGTTTCTTAACGGGCGAGTAATTTTATCAAAGATAAAATTTTTTTCTTAAAAAAATATAAATTTTTAATAAAAAGATATTTAAACAATATTATTTAATAAGATTAATGGATAATGATGATAAAAAAAGACCTCTTCCTCTTGATTCAGGATCACCAAATAAAAAGAGACATAAACCTGTAATCATAATTGACAGCGATGAAGAGGACACTTTAAATTATTTATTTACAGACCCAGCATTAATACCACAAGAAGTGACAATTTTCAGAGATGAACCAATAGTTATTTCTAAAATTAATAATCTTGCTGATTTAATTCAACTGGGTAAGTCTTATGACCCTACTAAAAATTACAATATTAATTTAAAAGTTGTAAGCGATTTAGTAAGACCATTGGAAGATTTAAATAATATGATAGGAATGAAACAAGTTAAAATGGATATTGTAGAACACATCTTGTTTTATATACAAAATCTAGATGACAAAAACACTGATTTTTTACATACGGTCATTCAAGGACCTCCAGGTTGTGGAAAAACTGAATTAGGTAAAATTTTAGCAAAAATATATTTGGGTATGGGAATATTAAAAAATGATATTTTTAAAAAAGTATCTAGAGCTGATATGGTTGCAAAATATTTAGGACAAACAGCGATTAAAACTCAAGATTTAATTGAATCTTGTCAAGGAGGAGTAATGTTTATTGATGAAGTTTATTCATTAGGTAATAGATATATGAGTGATTCATTTTCTAAGGAAGCTATTGATACATTAAATATAAAGTTAACTGAATTAAAAAATGATTTTATTTGTATTGTGGCCGGTTATCCTAAAGAAGTAGAAGAATGTTTTTTTTCTTATAATTCAGGATTAAAATCAAGATTTCATATTAAATTTTCAATTGACCCTTATTCACCAAAAGAATTATTTAGTATATTTAATAAAATTGTTACTGAAGCTGGTTGGGCATTAGCTCCAGATATTAATTTTACTTTCTTTAAAAAACATTACTCTCATTTTAAATATTATGGAAGAGATATGGAAAATTTATTTACAAAATGTAAAAGAACTCATGGTAGACGTTTATTTACAAATCAAAATACAATAAAAAAATTAATAAATTTAGAAGATTTGGAAAATGGTTTTAAAATTTTTGAACTAAATACTTGATAAATTAATTAAAGAAAAATAATCTTTAATTAATATATGGTTTTTGTATTATATTTAAATAATAATCTGTTAGGAGTTTTTGATAATGATATTGCACTTAATACTTTTATTAAAGGAGGTGTTCAAAATAAATTTTTTAAGCAAGAAAATATAAGAACAGAACAATATATAATGAATAGTTGCTATAAAATAGAAAACACAAATACTAAACAAAAAGAAACAATTCAGAAAAAACAAGAAACTATACAAAATACAAAAGAATCAAGAAAAGATAAAGAGAAAAAAATAGATGAATTATATAAATCAGAAAGTTTTCAAAAAGTTTTACAAGAAAAAATAGATGTAGTTACTGATATTAATAAAATAAAATATGACAAAAAGCTAATGGTAGAAAAGAATAAATTATACTTGGAAGATGTTAAACTCTTTGACTTATTTACTAAAGAAAAAGAAAAAAATTCTAATTTTATTATTCCGGCTCTATTTGAATTAAAATTTTCTATTTTTGATAGTTTAACCAAAGCTAATAATTTGTCATTTGAAACTTTTATGGAAGAATATGAAAAGGTTAAACCAGAAAACAATTATGATATGTTTACATCTAATAATTATGAAAAGACATTTGAGAAAAATACTAAAGATTTTGAGATGGAATTTGAATTGCAAATATAATATATGTTATAATAATGATATATTATATGATTATTATTTTTCTAGTTTTATTAATTATAATTTATGTTTGGTTAAAAAAAAATACTGATAATATTTCAGCTCTTTCATATGTAAAAATTAATAATAATGTACCAAAAAATGAATTATTATTTAAATTTGTTGATACTTATAGTGATAATAAATATACTGATTATTTTAATAAAATAATTAATTTAAAATTGCAAAGAACACCCGTATTTGTAATAAAAAAAGTAGGTAATATTTATGAATATGAAGTTTATTTTTATAGATATAATCCATATAGAAAAAGCAAACATAAAAATGGTGAATATTTAATTATTATTTTAGATGATTATGAAACATTTACTAAAAAACATGAATTTGATAAATTAAATATTAAACCTTATAATAATAAACTTTTCAAAGAAAATGAATTTATTATTGTTTCTTATGATGTTAATGAAAACTTTTTTAATAATACTGGATTAACTTATAATTATTATTTTGAAAATCAAAATGAAAAAGATTTATTTAGGTATTTAATTAAAGAAGAAGATTCACAAGGAAATATTGTAACTACAAATAAATATGGATTATTCTCAATGTTATTTAAAATAGAAGATAAAAAGAAATATTTGGTAGATTTATTTGAAACAGATGATTGTATTATTTTTTATGCATATAAACCAAAAACAAATACACATGCGCTATATTATGAAAAAAGTACTTTTGATAAATTTATTTTCTTTTTAGAATATTTTAAATACGATTCTACCATCATTGATTTTTGTAAAAATAATTATAACAATACTTATGATTTTTGTTTTTCATATGATTTAGATGATAAATTTAACATTAAAAAAACAGCTATATTTAGTATTTTTTAATTATAAAAAAATCTAAATTAACATATTAAATGTATATAATTTTAATATTTTTATTAATAATTTTAGTATTGTATTTTATTTATAAATTTTATCCTTCTAATTTTAAAAATCTAGATGATAGAGTAATACATCCTTCTGATTATTATGTGTTTGAATCTAAAACTTTTAAAAATAAATTTGAACATTCTGAAAAAATGTTAAGATCTATTGGTGCTAAAGATCAATTAATGAATAAACTTAAAAATATAAGAAAAAAAATTGGGAAAAATATTGTATATGGTATTAAAAATAAAGATGGTAATTATAGAATTGAAATTTATTTATATAGTAAAAATATAGATGAACTAAATTATTCTAATGTTGATCAAGACAAATTTAAAAGAGATTTAAATATTATATTAAATGAATTTGATCAAAAAATAAATACTAATATAGAAAATCTTTTTAATAATTATAATATTGTTTTAATTTCTTTTGATTTAGAATTAACAGATTCTTCTTTTAATAATAAATTACATTTATATGTAATTACAAAAGAAAATACAAATTATACTTATACTTATGATATAGATAAAAATGAAGTTATATTAGAAAGTGATTTTATTCGAGTTAATAACTATGATAAATTAGAAAAAGTTTTATCAAATTATAAATTAGATAAAACTGAATTTATTAATGAATTAAAAGAAATATATCCTAATCCAACTAGTATGATGTTTCATTATAAATATTATAATAATAGTATTGGTATTTATTTAATGGAAAATACTATTGACAGTTTGAAATTTTTTACAGAAAAATATAATTTTAAAAATTTAGCTTTAGATGAATCTTGTAAAAATTTACTATTTGATTTAGTAGTTAATTATGATTTAAATCAAGGAAAAATTAATGGGGTTGGATTTTCTGATTACTTTTAATTATTATATAAATTAATAATTAAAAATCTAATTTATTCTAATGTATAGAGATATAGATTTGGAGATTATTAAAAAAGGGATGGATGACATCAAAGAAGAGGCAATGAAGAAGAAATTAGACACTTTAGAACCTACTATAACTGAATTTAGAGATGTTTATAATAATATCATAGATTATATTAAAAGAAAGAAAAAAATTATTTATGGTGGATATGCACAAAATCATTTAATAAAAATGAAAAACAAGAACGATGCCTTTTATAAAGAAACTGATTTAGCTGATATAGAATTTTATTCCCACGAACCATTAACTGATGTTGTAGAATTATGTGATTTTTTACATTCTAAAGGATTTTCTCATGTGGAAGGTAAAGATGGAGTTCATCCAGAAACTTATAAAATATTTGTAAATTATCAAAATTATTGTGATTTATCTTATATGCCTAAAAATGTTTATGATAATCTTGATTATATTGAAGATAAAGGATTAAGATTTACTCATCCACATTTTATGTTAGTAGATGCATTTAGAGTTTATTCTGACCCATTAACTTCTTATTTTCGTTTGGATAAAACATTTAGTAGGTCTAGTACTTTAATTAGGTATTATCCTTTTTCTTCTTCTTTTGAAAGTGATAGACCTAGTTATCCAAGTAAATTGGATAATCTAAATTTTATTAAAAGATTTGTTAGACACAAGGTTTTACATCACTCGCAATTTATTGTTATAGGTCATTATGCTTATAATTATTTAGTTAAAAAAGCAAAATTAAATTTAGAATTTGATAATTTTACTTATTATCAAGCTGTTTCTATTAATTATAAAGAAGATAATGAAAAAGTTGGAAAGTTTTTGAAAGATGAATTTAAAGATAAACTAACTATAAAACACTTTACCCCATATTTTCAATTTTACGATGCACATACTGAATATTATTACAAAGATGTTTGTATATTTAAATTATATGGCCACAATAATAGATGTATAGTTAATAATTTTTCAGAAAAGAAGGAAGTATTTTTTGGTACCTTTCAATTAATCTTTTTATACTTATTAATTGATTACCAATATGCTAAAACCCAAAGAAATAAGGTGGAAGAAAGAAACTATATGATTATGATAACTAGATTGTTAAAGGCTAGACTTGCATATTTAGATTCTCACGATATTACTATTTTAGATAAATCACCTTTCCAAGAATTTACATTACAATGTATTGGAACAACTGAAGACCCTTTAAGAATGGTATTATTAGAAAGGAAAAGAAAAAGAGAAGCAGGGAAACAAATGACTTTTAATTATAGCCCTAAAGGAACTCCTGGGAAAGTGCCAGTATTTAGGTTTAATAATACATCTGGTAATGAAATATTGAAAAATTAATTAAAAAGATATTAATCTATTTAATTAATGGAATGTAAGATTATTTTTAAAAGTGGAAAAAATAAAGGAAAAGAATGTGGTAAAGTAAATTGTAAAAATCACAATAAAAAAGAACCTACTAAAAAAGAAAAAAATCAATCAAAGAAAGAAATTAATAAAGATGGATTAAGAGATATATTTGAAATAGTGCTTAAATATAATAATGATATAAATAACTTTAATAAAAAAAATAATTGTAAAATGCGAAAATTAGGATTACCCGAAATAGTAAGCGAAAATATGATTAAATATTTTTTAATTGAACATCAAAATATTAATTGTAATAATAGTTCTGTAGGTGATTTACATTTTGTTGAAGAAAATAAAACAATTAAAATTGAATGTAAATGCTTTACTTCAACAGGTCCTATGAGTTTTGGTCCAACAGAGAAGTGGAATGTATTAATGTGTTTAGATGCAATAAATTTAAATAAATATAAACTGTATAAAATAGATTTATCTAATGATTCAAATGAATGGAAAAATATGAAAATTACAAATAATAAAACATTTGAAGAAGCTATTAAAAATAAAAATAATAGACCTCGTTTTTCTTTTGATAAACTTCTTAAAAATTTAGAAAATAAACATATAAGTATTTTATTTGAAGGTACTTTTGAAGAAATGATAAATAAACCTAAAAATAAATAATTATACTACAACATCCTTTACTTTCTTCTTTTTCTTAATTTCTTTTTGTGGATTAGCTGGTAAATCATCTATTACAATTTCTTTATTAATTGGAATTTCATCTAATATTTTAACAATCTTTTCAGCTATTTTTTTAACAACTGGATAAGAAACTGCATTACCTGCTAATTTATATAATCCCGCATCACTCATTGTTGGTAATTTATAATCACTTGGAAATCCTTGTAAATTAAAACATTCACGAGGAGTTAATTTTCTAATACCTTTTGAATCTTTTATTAATGGAACATTGTGTCCACCTGTTCCCATATTTGCAGTTAAAGTGGGACATACATTGTTTTTGTTTTCTCTGACGTAATATCTTCTGTATTGATAAATAACATTTTTAGAAATAGGTATTTTAATTTCATCCTTAATTTTCTCCCAAATACCAGAACTATTTGTATAATAATATTTACTGTTAACTTCTTTTTCAATAAATTTATTTAGCGGAAGTTTATCTTTCTCATTAACTGTATCAGGAAAGGTAAATTTATCACAATCTTCTTTATTTTTAAAACATACAATATAAATTCTTTCTCTATTTTGAGGTACATTTGAATTTTCACAAGTATTTAATAATTGATATTTATAAAAGTATTTTAATTTATCTATTTCTTTTGTAATAATATCAAAAGTTTTACCATTGTCGTGAGACATTAGATTTTTAACATTTTCAAATATCACAACTTTAGGAGACTTTTTCTTTATAATATCTAAAATTTTCCAAAAAACATTTGATCTTTCATCTTCAAAGCCTTTTTGTTCTCCTGCAATAGAAAATGGTTGACAAGGAAATCCTGCTGTTAAAATATCAAAATTTGGTAATTCTTTTGATTTAATTTCATTGATATCTGCGCGTGTTAAAGTTATTTCAAAATTTTCATTAAAAATTTTTTCGCTATTTTTACAAAAATCATTTGCAAATACTGTTTCCACTTTTTGTGTATTGTGAAATGCAAGTGAAAATGCACCTGTTCCTGTAAATAATTCAGCTAATTTAAATTTTTCCATATATATATATTAATGATAATATATAATTTTTTTTTTAATCAATTTTTATTTAAACTATATATCGTATATTTTAAACTCAGGAATATCAATTACATCCCCTATTACATAAGTCTCATTATCTAACTTAATAGAGTTTCCATTTGCATCCTTATCTACCTTACCAATTGGGAAATATAAATCAAAATCATAAATCATTCCAGATGGTTCATAAAACCAATATACTGCTGGTTCTGAATATAAATTATCTTCTACTTTTTTAACTGCTTTTACTTTACGAACTTTAATTTTCATTCTAGATGATTCTTTAGCATTTAAACCATTGTCAATCTTTTGGTCATATTCTAAATTATCATTAAATGCAGGACCAATTGGCTTTTCTAATAATGATTCTTCATTAAATTGAAAACACTTGTATTTAGAACCCATCATATTGTGAGCTTTAAACAATTCACAATCAACTGCTGCTTCTTTAACCGCTTCTATGAAAGATATTAATAAATTATTTTTCTTACGAGATATTCTTTCCATTTTTTCATCTGCTGTTTCCTTTCCACTCTTACGAATCATTCTATATCTAAAAACATCAACCTTTCTATCTGCCATCGGTAAATCCTTGTGCACACACATACGTACAGCACGACCCATAATTTGTTCAATACGAGCTTCATTCCAAAATGGTTCTAAAATATGAACTTGTCTAGTGTTATGTAAAGTAATACCTTCTGCACCAGCTGGAGAAATCATAATAATTTTAACGTTCTTTCCATTAATATTTTCTTTATCGTTATAGATTTTTTTGTTTTCTTCACGAATTTCTCTATCTATTGCTCCGTGATATTCGATATATCTAAATCCATCGTATTTTTCACTGTTTTCATTGTGGTAATCAATAAACCCAAAGAAACCTAAATAAATTTTTAGAATTTGTAATCCTTCCATTAACACATAATTTGAATAAACTAGAACTGGGCTGTTTGATTTTAAAATATTAAAGATACAAGTTATAAATTTAGGAGAACAAGTATTTAATACGTCAAATAATTTTGACTTTTTATTTTCCTTCTCCAAAAAGGTTGAAAAACTAGAATTATATTTAGTTCTCCAAGTTTTAATATCATCTTGTAAAGTATAATTTGCTTGTTTATCCTTATTATGAAAATCTTTGCAATAATTTGTAAATCCATTGACAAAAGATTTAATAGCAGCATCATAAGCAGCAGCTTCTTTATCATTTAACTTCATTTCCTTAATTTTACTAATATCTTTACCTTCGTCTATTTTTTCAGCATCTTCTATTTTAATTTTAAATTTTCCAGGTCTGGGTCTAGCTTCTCCATTGATAGTATCGGTAATATGAGGGAAAACAAAATTAGATGCTTGACGAGTATATGCATTATAAGTTGATATTTCTTCGCCAACTCTCCCTCTGGATAACTTGCGATTTAATTTTTCTCTTTCTTCTTCTATTTCTTCAAAATGATTGTAAACAGATTCTTGATACTTTTCCATAGTAATAGCTTTGTAATGAATGGTTTTGGAAGGGAACTTATCTGGGGTTGCTCCAATATAATAACTAACTAAACCTAAAATTCTTCTTTGAAACATATTTTTAGTATTTTCGTTAAGGGATTGAAAATTAGTAGATGAAATAAAGATTTGTTCAAAAATAGCTTCACTTGTTGGAAAAGTTCCAGGTCTTAATAAATTAAAAATTAAAGCAAATTCAAAAGGATTATTTACGGCAGGAGTTGCAGACAATAACATAACTCTTACATTAGGATTTTCTTTTTTTTCTTGTTGAATATAATCATAAATTACTTGAGCTCTTTTACCATTTTTTGAACTAATGTTATTATAAACGTTATTAATAAAACGATGTCCTTCGTCGATGATGAATAAAGACTGTTTAGAACTATCTGCGCGTTTAACTTTATCTAAGAAATCTCTATCAGCTATAGGAGAATCATAGTGAATAAAAATTAAATTTTTCATTCGGTCTTCACTGTTTTCTTTAGCTAACCACATTTTTAAATCCTTTAACCAAGGGTCATTATGTAAAGCTGCAGGAATGAGAATAAAAATATTCCATTTGGGAGTGTAATTATAAAGAATATTATAAACGTTAATAGCAGAAACAGTTTTTCCCGCGCCTACCCCGTGGTAAAGTAAGATATCACGGAAAGAGGAACGGTAGTTTAAATATTCACCAATAAACTTTTGATAGGTGGTTAATTTGCCTTTTTCTATGGCTTCGTTACAAGGGTCTTCACCCTCTTTTCTAATTACTTCAGGTAATACATATTTTTTAAAATTTTTCATAATCCAACTGGGAAAAACTCTTCCATTTTGTTCTAATTTTAGATTATTATTATTTGTTTTTGACATTATAATAAATTATATAAAAAATTTTATCTAATTTTATTTATATAATGGAAAACATTAATTGGATATGTAAAGCTAAAACTGTTAATAATAATATTGTATGGATGTGTCATAAGGATTTAGCAAAAGTAAAAGAATACTTTGAATCTACTTCTAATTCTGTTCAATTATTTACTGCTGCTAATTACGGTGGTAACTCCAGTTCCTTCGGTATAGGCAGATATACCAATACTGAATTACAAAGAATTGGACCTAAAGCTCTCCAATCAATTAAAGTCCCATCTGGATTTCAAGTACTCTTATATCAAAATGGTGACTTTACTGGTCTAGGTAAATCTATTATATCTGATACTCCTGATTTATCTAAAGTAACTGATTCTAAAAACACTGGTTTTAATTGGAGTAACCAAATGCAATCATTAGTAGTTCAACCTTATACAGCTTTACCTAAAAGTTTAAAAGATAGTATACCTTCAATACAATTGGTAAATAATGATCCAAATGGTTTTCTGGTAACTGTAAAGGGTGCAACACTCAGTAACATACAAGATGATAATTATTTATTTACAGACCCTGCTAATGATAATAATGTATATTGGTACAAGGGTGAGGATTTGCAAGTACCTCCGCCATTTGATGTAGCTAACATACCTGGATTAATGGTTTGGTTAGACGGTGCTGATGCATCTAGTATGAAACTTTCCGATTCAAATGTATCTCAATGGAATGATAAATCTGGTAATGGTAATCATGTAACACAAACTGATTCAAACTTTCAACCAACTCTTACTAAATCATTTACAAATGGTTTATCTGCTATGAATATGGGTAAACAAGGTTATTTTAGAAATACGAAGATGGCTATCGGAGCTGCACCATATAGTATATTTGCTGTTGCAATACAAAATAATAAAAGTGCTCACCATCAATATATTATTGGATTACCCAATGATAAATATTTATTTTTGGGTTCAAGAGATGGTATTTTTGCAACCTTTAGTGGTAATGGAGGAGCTTGGAATGATATTGATGCAAATACACCTCCCAAATCAGTTAAATCATTATCAGTACTTGGAATGATAAATAATTCAAATACTTTACTACCATATTTTAATGGGGTTGCATTAGATGCAAAAAAAAGTATATCAGCATCACAAATAGGATTTGGTATTGGTGCTGCACTTGGTAATAATCCACCTGATCAATTTTGGGGTGGAACAATTTGTGAAATTCTTATTTATAATAATGTCCTTTCAAAAATGCAAAGACAAACAATAGAAGGTTATTTAGCATGGAAATGGGGAATACAATCTAATTTACCAGGTCACCTTTATGCTTCAATTCCTCAAAAACCTTTTGATTTATCATCAATGGGTGGTTTATTTTTATGGTTAGATGGAAAAGACCCTTTAAATAATGGTTCACCTCCTGGAGATGATTCAAATATGACAACTTGGAATGATAAATCTGGTAATGGATATAATGGTAATTGTAATGGGTCTGTTAAATACAATTCAAAATTTGGTATAACTATTAATGGTACTGATAGTGAATATGTTCAGTTTCCTGTAAAATTTCCAAATGGAGATACTCCATATTCTATGTTTTTCGTAGCACAATATACTAAGAGTGGAACTTCTGGTTATCTTTTTGCAACTGGTACTGGTGAAAATGGATTTTTAGGAATTCGTTCTCAAAATAATAATACTTTTGTTACAGATTGGGCAGGAACTTGGTTAAATGGACAAACACCCTATACAGTTAATAAATCTTTTATATACTCTACGCATTATCAAGGCGGTGGTGAGATGGCACAATATGTTAATGGTTCTATGGATGTAAATATTATTAAACCAAAGGCGCCTAAATTTTTGTCATATGATTTTAGTGTTGGTGTTGGTAGTTTTCCAGGTCATCTTAGTGAAATAATTGTTTTTACCAGATGTTTAAGTTTTAATGAACGTCAAAAAGTAGAAGGGTATTTAGCTACCAAATGGGGTTTACAAAGCAATTTACAAAATAACCACGCTTTCAAATTACAAGCACCAACATTGTACACTTCTCTTCCTTTTGATATAAGTTCAATTGGTGGTTTAGAACTTTGGTTAGATTCTAATGATTCATCCACATTAACTCTTTCTGGTTCAAACGTAACTCAATGGAACGATAAATCTGGTAATGGTAATAATTTTACTGTAACTCCTAATTTTCAACCTCCTACATTCAAAGATACAAATTCAGGAATTAATTTTGTAGCTAAACAAGTTATGATTTCTGCTAAATCAGCAACTTTTAATAAGAATACAACAATTTTCTTTGTTGGTAAAGTAAGCAATGATGCTAATTATATTTTATCTTTTACTCAAAAAGATTTAGCATTTCGTTGGTTTCCTGAGAATAAATTTGGTGGAAATAATCAAAATGATTTTAATTCAGAAAATTCCGGGTTTATTATAAATGGTGGTAGTACAACCGATCCTAAAGCTGTTCTTAATAAATCATTAGTTAATTTGAATGTACAAAATGGTGGAAGTGGTCAACTTACTCTTTCTACAGATATTACTTATTGGGGTGACCGTTTCTTTAAAGGTGTTATGTGTGAACTTTTAATATTTAATACTCCTTTAACACCTATTCAAATTCAAGAAATTCAAGGTTACTTATCTTGGAAATGGGGATTACAAACTAACTTACCAGCAAGTCACCCTTTCAAAAATTCCGCACCCAGTGGACTTGTTCCTAAAGTTTACCCTTTTGACCTTAAATCCGTCAATGGTTTACAAATTTGGTTAGACGGTATGGACCCATTAAATAATGGTTCTACTTTAGCCGATGGCACTGTAGTTTCTAAATGGCTAGATAAATCCGGTAATATTAGAGATGCAACATCATTTGGTTCCCCAACTATAAGTGGAAATCAAATTTCATTTAATGGTTCCAGTCAATATTTTACATTGTCATATATGGGAATCCATAATATTGAAACTGGATTTATAGTAGTTACACTTACAAATGGTGGTGGAACTGGAATATTAATGGGAGATGCAGGAGCATATATAAGACAAATTGGAACTTGGGATAATAAAATTTTATTTTGTAATTTTAATGTAGGTTGTCCAGTAGCAGTTCCATATGACCCATCTGCTAAAAAGACTGTTATTTTAGAATATATTATGGATGCTTTTTCTACATATTTATATATTAATGGAAAATTATTAGGTTCAGGTGCGTCTTTTGGAGTTGCTCCTGAAAATAATATATTTATTGGAGCTTCTAAAAATAAAGACTCATTTTTTACTGGAAAAATTTCAGAAGTAATTGTTTATAATAAATCCTTGTCTGTTATTGAAAGACAAAAGATTGAAGGCTATTTAGGATGGAAATGGAATCTAAATAATGATTTTCCAAATAACCATCCTTACAAAAAATCTAAACCTACAACAAATAACCCTGCTTTTGATATTAAATATTTAGATGGTTTACAAATTTGGTTAGACGGTATGGACCCATTAGCAAATAGCACAACACCATCCGATGGAACTTCTATTGAAATGTGGAAAGATAAATCTGGTAATGGAAATGATTTGAAAGCAAAAAAACCTGCAAAATATGCAACAAGTTCTAACTCCTTAAATTTCAATAGATCTCTTTATAATTCAATAAATAGTTTAGTATTTCCAATTGATGTATATATAATTGTTAAACTGAATGATACTAATGGACCATTTGATGTTTGTAGTCTTGATGTAAATAATGGTGATGATTTTAACTCATTAACTTTTGGTGAAAATAAACGTGGTTTTTGGCAAAATGGTTCTAGTGGTGGTAGTAGATTTGCAGTAGCTTCTTCTAATGAAACATCAACTGATTTCTTATTAATGCAATGGTCACTTGCTGATAACAATTTTACAATTAATCGTAACGGTAAACAAATTGTTTTTTCAAATTCACATACTTGGAATAAAAATCCTAAATATTTTCAATTAGGTTCTAGACATTTTAACGATCACGGTAATACTTTAGTTGGAAGTATATCTGAAGTAATAGTTCTTGATAAAAGAGCTGATAATATTACTCGTCAAAAGATTGAAGGCTATCTAGCTTGGAAATGGAAATTACAAGGTAAAAATGGTTTAGATGGTATTTTACCAAATAATCACCTATGTAAATTTGACGCAAATCCGGCAATTGTAGAAGATAATTCTCATTCGTTCTTAACTACAGAAATTAAATCTGCTAAATTATTATCTTGGTTTGATGCAAATGATATAAATGGTAATGGTGAACCATTGTTAGATGGACAACAAATTTTAGCTTGGGCAGATAAATCAGGTAATGGATATCACGCACAAAAACAACATCATAGCCCTCCTATTGTTATGGCTAATGCATTAAATGGTAAAAATGTATTAAATTTAAGAGGTAATACTCAATTTGCTTTTAGTTTTAGACAAGATATAACAAATTATACTATATTTACTGTTCAATTTGGTAAAGGTGATTATGGAAATTGGCAAAGATTATTACACGGTGGTCATATGGATGCAGATGGTAGATTACTTTGGGGGTTTCGTGCTGGTACTGATAAATGGATGACTGGTATGGGTAACAGTGGTTGGACTAATTTAGATTCAAATCAACCTGAACAATCTGCAGGTGATAAATGGTCAATGGCTGATGCAGTATTTAATGTTTCTGCTAATACTGCTGCAACATCATTTAATGGAACACCTCAAAATTTAAGAAACAATGCACTTGCTGGATTTAACGGTATGATTATTGGTTCTCATCACGGAGGTGGTGGACAATTCTGGCAAGGTCAAGTTGCTGAAATTTTAGTATTTAATGGTTTAATAAATGACGAAGAACGTAAAAAAATTCAAGGATATTTAGCTTGGAAATGGGGTTTGATTGGAAATTTACCAAAAGACCATCCATTTGTAAAAAAGAATCCATTAAATATGACTGTTAAATATGATAGTCTCACTCAATCTTGTGTAGATGCAGTTAATAATACTGGTTTTGTACCAAAGGTAACTTGGGGAACAACAAAAGAACCAGTAAATCAACAAGGAACATTTTGCGACCCAGCATTATGTAGATACTTTAAGGATACCTATGGCACTTATGACAATGTTCCTGATACATATAGGGCTGAATCAGATTGGTGTAAATCAAATAATGTTTAAATTATATTTCATTTAAAATAATTTATACTTTACTATAATATGGAAAACATTAATTGGATTTGCAAATCTGACACAATTAATAATACTATTGTATGGTCTTGTCGTCCTAGAGACAAAGAACATTTTGATTCTATAGAAAACTTTGAATCAAGTTCCGATAAAATGATTGGAGTTAAAGTCTCTTTAAAAAATGTCTCAACAGGTGGTGTTTTAGCAGATGGAAGTGAGGGAACAATCATAAAGGTTGCATCTGATTCTCAACCCTATTTAATTGCACGTATTGATACCCCTGATGTTATATGGTGGTATAAACAAGATGAATTAAAATTTCCTTCATCTGAAACATTACTTTGTATTTCTGAATTAAATCAAGCAGATAGAAATCCTAATAGTGCTGGATTATTGATGACAATGAATGGTACCGATTGGTATGTTCCTAATATATCAGGAAAAATAGGAAAGAACAGAGTTACAATTGCAAAACTAAATGATACCTATTATATGGGGTGCATGTATGAACCATATTTGTTATTTAGTAGTAAGGATGCCAGAAATTGGGAACCAGTAGTCAAAGATTTGATAAAGGATGTTAAACATGCAATGGGAATTATTACTTTTAAAAATAAATTATATGTAGGAACTTACGACCGTGGGATGTATAGCACTAGCGATGGAAATAACTGGACTAAAATTAATGTTGACACCCATAGCTTAGCAGAAATGACAATTATAAATGATAAGCTATATTTAATTAACAGGTATCACATTAATCAATTTGATGAAACCACTAATACTAGTAAAAATATTTCACCAAGTTTTAGAGGTGGTAATGGTGGAATGAATTGGCTAAGATATGATCCTGATACAAAAACATATTTGGTTGCTTGTTACGGAGAGGGAGGTAAGGGGCCTGAAAGAGAAAAGTTTTATTGGAGTAATGATTTAGTAAATTGGACTCCCTCGGGTGGTAATTATACTGCTACAGGTCATGCGCAATTTACCCAAGTAGCTAAAGCATTTGGAAAATGGTGGTCCAATGGTCACTATGCATCTTTATTAGTTTGTAGTGAAGATGGAGGAAAAACTTGGAATGAAGTAAAACCTCCTGCTACTACTCACGCATCATTATTTAAAATGGGTGAATTTTTATTTTATATGGGTGTTGATGACCCACCAAATCAATTTTTTTCAACAAAAGATGGAAAAAATTGGGAAAAGGTTGTTACTGCAAATGTAGTGGCAAAAGGTGGAGCTTATTGGAAGGTTTCTGTAATTTAAAAATATTTAAATATATAAAATTAATACACAATTATTTTATAATTTAATTTAATAATATGGAAAACATTAATTGGATTTGTAAGGCTAAAACTGTTAATAATAACATTGTGTGGATGTGTCATAAAAAAATAAAAGAACACTTTGAATCAACTTCTGGTGTAACTCTCCTAGGAACTACTTCTTTTTACGAAGGTCCTATAAATATTACTCTTGGTACTGCTAACTTTGGACCATCTTCAGATTTGTGCAAAGATACTACTGGCTATTATAAAATGGCAGAATATAATTTTCAACCTGATTGGAAACATCCTAGTTATAACACTGATACATTTAAAGGTTTAAATGGTAAAATGTATTGTGATGGACCTGAATACACTGGAGAATGGGATGGACTTTACTTTTGCGGTACTGGTATTGCACCTTATTTCTTTGGTTTTTGTGCTATTGATAACAATGGGAAAAACTTTATGAGTGCTATTCAAGATTTTGCTAAATATCAAGAATTTAGTGGAGCTTTCAGTGTAATAATTAGAGACAAAAATGCACCTGGTAATTATTATTTATTTCCAAGAGTAGCATTTGATTGTAATCCTCTTATACCCCATTGCAGAATTTATAATACAACTATAGAATTCCAAGCTATATCCAGATATCGCATGGGCTATCCTGGCATCATGGATATATTTGGATTTGAATCGGAAACATCTTTTAATGGTCAATCAGGTGGAAATCCTCCACCAAAAGGAAGTGGTGGTGTTATATATGAAGTTTTTGTAAAACCTTTTACTAGACCTACTTTTCCTTTTATTCCTGAAGCTAAAACTAGTAATTTCAACCCTTTAACATCTGATTTACAAGCAAGAACAATTTTATGGTATGATGCTGCTGATCCAAACGGCGATGGTTCAAATATTCCTGATAATACACCTCTTAAAAAATGGGTTGATAAATCTCCTAATAAACTTAATTTAGTAAGAGCACCAGTATGCCCTTATGATGACTCTAAACTAAATTTAGATATGAATGATGGTGAATATACTGCAAATAGAGGCGATTTTGATGCACAAGGTAATATAGTTCATAAATGGAAAAATCGTCTTCCTAGACTTAAAGCAAGTTTTAAAAATGGATTATCTGTAATTAGATTTAATGGAAATAATGGATTTACTAGACCTTATGGGTCAGGTCCTTGTGCTGATGCAAACTGGAATAAATTTTATCCATCTGGAGTTGGACAAATTAAAGACCAAGGTAGTTTGAAAGGTCATAGTATTTTTATTGTATCTTTTCAAACTGAATACGGTCCTAATGATAGTTGTATTTTTGGTTTGGGAGATTGCAGAATTGGTTCTTCTCAACATGTACCTGCTATAATTGGTTTTGGTAGAAGTAGTTTAACCGGAGATGCAGCAAGTTATATGGTAGACAATTATAATATTTTAAATAAATGGGTTATTACAAGTGTAATTAAGTTTAAATCAAGTAATAAGCCAAGTCATAAAATCTTTGCAAATGGTACTCAAGTAAATCAAAATTGGAATATTGGTAATCATGCCAATTATGATCCTACAACTCGTCCTGATTTATGGGATTTTAGTTATATTAGACGCTGGGATGATGGATTATCAATTGGATGTGCAGGTGCTAATCCTAATGCTTATCAAGGTTTCTCTGGAGATATAGCAGAAGTAATATGTTTTCCTGAAGAATTAAATGATGCTGATCGTGTAAGAGTTGAAACTTATTTAGCTGAAAAATGGAATTTAAAATCTGCAATGAATATTCCTTTACCCGGAACTCTAGGTGCTGCTCCAGGCGCAGGTGCTGGACCTTCTTCTGAACCCACTAATGCTGTTCAATTGTTCCCTACTACTAATTTTGCTAATAAAGAAGCTACAATTAGTTCATTTTGTATTGGTTATGTTCCTTCTAGAAACGGGAGACCATTTCAAATGGCATACAGTCCAGATGGATTAACTAATTGGCAAGTATCGCCATCCAGTGATAAATTTGGTAATCAATTTATGGGGTGTGCTTACAATGGTTCTATGTGGATTGCGTGTACTCAAAATAATCCTAGTAAATGTGGTATGTTATCTAGTACTGATGGTATAAATTGGAATCCTATTTCTTCTAATGGACTTGCATATAGTCTTCCTAAAGAATATAATGCTTTCGGTATTTGTTATGGTAATGGTCTTTGGGTAGTTCGTGCAACTGGCGGAACTTATGTAAGTAAGGATGGTATAAGTTTTTCTAGAGGTAGACGAGAATATAATTTTAATTGTGTTGTTTATTTAAATGGTATATTTTTAGCTGGAGATAATGCACAAATCTTAATGTCTACTGATGGAAAGAAATTTACACCAGTTGGGGTTTTAGAAGGTCAACACCGTTCTTATAGTTCAACTATTGATATTGTATTCTTTAATAATATGTATATTGCCGGTTATGTTTTTACTGGAAATCAAGGTGCTGATAATATTATTTATACTAGTACTGACATGAAAACCTGGTCTATTCAATCTAGTGCAACTAAATTATTAGATATTCAAACTTATGGAAATGGTGTATATAGTTTTTGTACCAATGGCAAAGTTGTAGTTGCAGGTTTAGCTAATATTAATAAACACGCTATTATTTATAGTACCGATGGTATTAATTGGCAAAAAACTAATTCAGATTCTTTTGGATGTACATATTGTGGTTCCATTACTTGGACTGGAAAATATTTTGTTGCACATATGTTTTTACAACAAGCTTTCAGACAGGATGAAAACTTTAAAACTGTATATAGTGCAGATGGTATTACTTGGAATAATTCTCCTGATGCACTTGCTTTTAATCCTTCTGGATTTATATTTAGTGCTTCTCAAAATATGAAACCTTATGGTTCTGGAAAAGTTAATAATACCTTTGGTGTTGGTAAATATTCTGGTTCTAAACTTCAATCTATTTCTCCTAAATCTCTCCAATCTATTAAAGTTCCATCTGGGATGCAAGCTCTCTTGTATCAAAACGGCGATTTTACCGGTTTAGGTGTGTCTATTACAGCAGATACTCCTGACTTATCTACAATAGCTGATAGGAAAAATAATGGTTTTAAATGGAATAATCAAATGCAATCTATGATTGTTCAAACCCATACTCCATTACCTAAAAATTTATCAGGAACAATACCCAAACTAATGTTAATATCTCCTGACCCAAATAGCTTTTTATCAATAGTAGCAGGAGCTAAATTAACTAGAATTGACGGTGATGATTATTTATTTGTCGATCCTAATAATCCTGATAATACTTTTTGGTATAATGCTGCTGATTTATACGTAAGTGCTTAAAAATAAAATATAAAAATATAAAAAAAATTTTTATAATCTTATATAATATGGAAAATATTAATTGGATTTGTAAGGCTAAAACTGTTAATAATAACATTGTATGGATGTGTCATAAAAAAATAAAAGAACACTTTGAATCAACTTCTCCTCCTGGTTTATTACAAGGAAGTACTAAACTCCCCGCTGCTGTTGATATTACTCTCGGTCCTGCTAACTATGGACCAAATGGAGATTTTTGTAAGGATACTACTGGATTTACAAAGTTAGGTGAATGGAATATGAAATTTGATATTATGCCACAATATAACAATAGTCGTTTAAATAATGGTGAATTTTGGAATGTAAGAAGAGACGTAGGTAAAAATGGAGATTGGAGTGGTGATGATTTTATGCCAGATGGTGGAGCCTGGGGTCAATGGTTAGGATTTTCTGTAGTAGATGCAAACGGGGTAGACACTCAACCTGCTTTTAGGGAAATTGAATTATATCAAGAATTTAATTCAAGGTGGTTTGTTCTTATTAGAAATAAATCAAATCCTAATAGTTATTATTTAATTACTAAAGTAAAAATAGCTCATTTTAAATATATAGCTAATGCAGCTTCTGATACATATTTAGTTTTTAGAGAGGGGTATGGTAGAAGAAGTAATCCAGTAGATAAAAAAACTAAATATGATAATTTAAATATTCCAGTAGAAATTTTTTTTAGTGGCCAGAGTGGAGGAACACCAATTGAAAATTCAATTTATGAAGTTTTCATTAAACCTTTTGTAAGATCAACTTACCCATATAAAGCAGAACCAGGTAGTGGTGTTCCTCCAACATTAGCTTCAGATTTAAGCTCAAAATTATTTTTATGGTTTGATGCAAATGACCCAAATGGTGATGGAAATAATAATTTTAAGGATAATGATCCAGTTACTTATTGGAAAGATAAATCAAAGAATCAAATAAAAATTATGAGAACTCCTTTTTTACAACAAGATTATTTTATGGATGATGTTAAAAGTGTTGATGGGATAGCTGGAGGGCATATGGGTGGAGTAAGAGGGGGTGGGTCAAAAGAAAGATTACCTAGAATTAAAAAGAATTTTAAAAATGGATTATCAGTTATAAGATTAAATGGATTCAATGGATTTGTACCAATGATTAATAATGATGATAATACTAAAAAATTTATGGCAGCACACGGTAATCACAACAACCCTAAAATACCAAATTATACTATAGTTATGGTTCATTATTTAACTGAATACGATGGTTCGAGTCATTCTACTTTATTTTCACTTGGAATGTGGAATAGAAATAGTTTAGCCTTTCAATTTACTAATCATTCTGGAGTAGGATCTCCAACTTTTTGTATACAGGCTACTAAAGTTGATGGTCAGGAATCAAATATTGCAGCATATCCAGGTAGTCTTTTAAATAAATGGGCAATTACTACTGTAACAAAAAATGATGTTATACAAACATATATAAATGGAACTTTAACACCTCCAGGCCTTGTATATATAAACGGCTCTGAAAGAAATCAAGCTCCTTTTGATAGTAGTTATGGTGTTATTCAAGGAGCATATTGGTTAAAAATTGGAGATAGAGATGGTGGTTTTGCAGGAGATATTGGTGAAATTATGTATTTCAATAATCCATTAAGTGATGACGAGAGACAAAAGGTTGAAGGATATTTAGCTGTAAAATGGAATCTTGCATCTTTATTACCTGAATCAAATCCTTATACAATTGATACCGTAAATTCTGCTCAATTATTTACAGGTGCTAATTATGGTGCAACTAGTAATTATTTCTCGGTTGGTAGATATAATAACTCTCAATTGAAAAAAATTGGAGCAAAAACATTACAATCTCTTAAAATTCCTTCTGGCTTGCAAGTTATCTTGTATCAAAATGGTGATTTTACTGGTTTAGGTAAATCTATAATAGGCGATACTCCTGATTTATCTTCAGTAACTGATAGTAAAAATACTGATTTTAAATGGAATAACCAAATGCAATCTTTAATTGTTCAAAAGTATATTCCTTTACCTACTAGTATAAGTTCTGATATGCCTCCTATTTCATTAATATCTTCTGATGCTAATAGCTTTTTATCAACTGTAAAAGGAGCAGTACTTACTAGAATTGACGGTAAGGATTATTTATTTGTTGACCCTAATAATAAAGATAATACATTTTGGTATAATGCAAGTGATTTACAAGTTACGCCTCCTTAAGACACCACAGTAATAATACAGATTTAAAAACTGCTCCAAATTTTAAATGCAATAAAAAAAGATTTTAGTTGTAACCTGTATAAATTAATCTAAATTATTTTAATAAAAAAGATTTTTCTTTTCTATTATAATATGGAAAAAATTGAATGGATTTGTAAACCTATTACAAAAAATAACAAAGTAGAATGGAAATGCCATTCTAGAATGAGAGAACACTTTGAATCAACTTCTCCTCCTGGCTTATTACAAGGAAGTACTAAACTCCCCGCTGCTATTGATATTACTTTAGGTCCCGCTAACTATGGACCATCTGAAGAATTTTGTAAAGATACTACTGGATATACAAAATTAGGTGAATGGACTATGAAAATTGGTACTTATTACACTGATAAAGGTAGCGACCGTTTAAAGAATGGTGAATTTTGGCAAATAGCAAAGGACAATTTTAAAAATGGAGATTGGGGTGGTGCTAATTTTATGAATGGTGGAGGTTGGGGTCAATGGCTTGGAATGACTGCAGTAGATGCAAACGGCGTAAATACTCAGCCTGCTTTTAAGGAAATTGAATTTTATCAAGAATTTAATCCAAAGTGGTTTGTTCTTATTAGAAATAAATCAGACCCTAATAGTTATTATTTAATGAGTAGAGTAAATATAGCATGTTTTAAATATATAGGTAGTTCAGATTCTGACCAATATCTAATTTTTAAAGATGGTGGTACTAATATTCCAGATAAAAAAACTAATTATGATAATTTAAATATTCCAGTAGAAATATCTTTTAATGGGCAAAGTGGTGGAACGGCAATTGATAATTCAGTTTATGAAGTTTTTATTAAACCTTTTGTAAGAGCAACTTATCCATATAAAGCAGAACCAGGTAGTGGTGTTCCTCCAACATTAGCTTCAGATTTAAGTTCAAAATTATTTTTATGGTTTGACGCAAATGACCCAAATGGTGATGGAACTAATAATTTTAATGATAATGAACCAGTTACTTATTGGAAAGATAAATCAAAGAATCAAATAAAAATGATTAGAACCCCTTTTTCAGGTGATATTAACGATGGAGATATTATTAAAAATGGTGCTGATGGAGAAGCTGGACGAAGGGCTGGTGCAAAAGAAAGATTACCTAGAATTAAAAAGAATTTTAAAAATGGATTATCAATTATAAGATTAAATGGATTAAACGGATTTTTACCAATGATTAATAACGATGATAATACTAAAAAATTTATGGAGGCATTTGGAAATGGTCAAGCACCCATACCAAATTATACTTTAGTTATAGTTCATTATTTAACTGAATTTCATGGTCAGAATCATTCTAGTTTATTTTCAATTGGAACCTGGGGCACAGCTAATTTAACAGTTCAATTTACTAATCATTCTGGTTGGGGAGCTCCTACTCTTTGTTTAAGGGCTGATCCTAGTATTCCAGTATACCCCGGTAATCTTTTAAATAAATGGGCAATTACTACTATAACTAAAAATAATGTTATACAAACATATATAAATGGAACTTTAGTAGCTCCAGGTCTTGTACACGGTAAACCTTTAGATAGTGAGATTGGTATTATTAAAGGAACATATTGGTTAAAAATTGGTGATAGAGATGGTAGTTTTGCAGGAGATATTGCTGAAATTATGTTATTTAATAATCCATTAAGTGATGATGAAAGACAAAAGGTTGAAGGATATTTAGGTCAAAAATGGAATCTTACATCTTTATTACCTTCATCAAATCCTTATGCTAAAGTTGTTGTTGCACCTGTTATCGCACCTGTTATCGCACCTGTTATTGCACCTGTTATTGCACCTGTTATCGCACCTGTTATTGCACCTGTTATTGCACCTGTTATTGCACCTGTTATTGCACCTGTTGTTACACCCATTATTAAAGTTGGTAGTAGTGTTATGATAACGGGAACAAATCCTTTAGGTGTATTATTTCCTGAAACTGTTGGAATGGTATCTCAAATAAATAACAATAATGCATTGGTTTATGATGCCCAAAATATTGGATTGACTTATTGGTATAAAATGTCTGATTTAAAACTTTTTGGTACTCCATCAGTAGCACCCACTATGGCACCAACTATGGCACCTACTATAGCACCCACTATAGCACCCATTATAGCCCCCACTATAGCTCCTCAATTTAGTATTTCTAATATTAATGGTTTACAACTTTGGTTTGATGCTAGAGACCCAGCTGCAAATGGTAGTCAACCAGCAGATGGAAGTAAACTTGCAACTTGGAATGATAAATCAAGTAATAAATTTAATACAACTAATGTAAATGGAAATCCAATCTATAATAAAAATGGAGTTGTTTTTGATGGTAATTCATATTTTGATTTACCTAATGGTTCTATTCCATTTAATGATAGTTCATATGCAATTTATATTGTAGGAAATATTGCTAATAGTAGTGGTCTACCTGGTATGATTGGAGGCGGAAATGTAAATGGTCCAATTGGTGCTTGGGTTGCAGTTTCTGGATATAATAATCGTCAATTTCAAACTGCTTGGAATCTAAGAAATATAGATTCCGGAGCTACCTATACAGATGGTCAAACCTTTTTACACTTTACAATGTATGAATCAGGTGGCCAAAGAAACAATGGATTTAATGGTGTGGTAACTAAGACTGATAAACCTAGTGGGCCTAGATTGCAACCAAATACTAATAATGTATTAGGTTGGGCAACAAATGTTGGAAAAATGAATGGGTCACTAAGTGAAGTATTAGTATTTAATACTAATCATTCTGATGCTCAGCGTCAAATGATTGAAGGTTACTTGGCTTGGAAATGGGGCTTGCAATCTAATTTACCAGATAATCATCCATATAAATCAGCTGCTCCTTCTGAAAAAAGTGTATTTCCAAAAGTTTCCGAATTCTTTTTAGCTAATATTGAAAAATCTAAATCAGAAAGTCAAGTAAGTTTTGTTTCTATGTCTTCAGATGGTAAAAATATGGTAGCTTAAGGTATTGAACTTGCTACTGTTTTAAGTACAGATTATGGTAAAACTTGGAAAAAAATATTCAATACTAATTTAGATAATATGCCCTACAGTGAGCCTCTATTAATTAATGACCAAGGTCAAATTTTAGTTACTACAACCCGTAATGGTATTTACTTTTCTTCTGATTTAGGAGTTACTTTTAAAGAAGTTTGCGAAAGAGGAGAACATCCAAGACCACCTGCATGTTCTAAAGATGGTAAAATTTGGTATGTTCCTATTGACAATAATCACATATGGAAAAGCACTGATAGTGGTAATTCTTTTCAAAAACTTCCAAGAATACCAGGAAATGGTATGCTAAGCTGTGTATCTTGCACTGACGATGGAAACACTGTTTATATGTGTACTGCTAGTGGTTACGATGGTCATATTTACAAGAGTACTGATGGAGCAAATAATTGGACAAAGATTAATAAAGAAAAAAATCCAAGAGGTGGTGGTGTAGAAGGCAACGGAACTTGGTTGAGAGTATATTGCTCCAGTGACGGTGCTATTGTATTAGGATTAAATATGGACCCAATAGTATTAATGGTAAGTAGTGATAGTGGTAATACCTGGAATGATATAAATCCACCTGGGAATAGAGTTTCACCCTTTGGAGGTGTAGCATTATCGAAAGATGGTTCGACCATTGTTATAGGTTGTTCTGAACCAATGACATTATTAAAAAGTACAAATCTAGGTAAAAGTTGGACTCAATTACCTAAAACTGGATTAGAAGCAAAAGGTTATTATTTTAATTTAGCAATATCAAAAGACGGTTCATCATTAGCAGCAGCAACCTTTCAGTCAGATATAGGTAAACTTGCCATAATGAATTAAAATACTATCAAGTTAAAAATTATTTTAAATATTTAAAATAATTTTTATATCTCCTATTTTAATATGGAAAAGATTGAATGGATTTGTAAACCTATTACAAAAAATAATAAAGTAGAATGGAAATGCCATTCCCGTGTTAGAGAACACTTTGAATCTACAAATACTCTTGGATTTCTAGGTAGCACTACTCTTCCTGCAACAGTTACTTTAATTCCAGGAAAACCTGATTTTGTATCAGGTGGAGAAAACTTTGCACTCGATGATCATACTGGTTATATTAAATTAGGAGAATGGGCTTTGACTACCCCTTCTCGTCAACTGCCCGATTTTTCTAAACCAGGAATTATGAAAATTTTTTCTGATAATCATATTGATGAAACTTCATTATATAATTTACCTAATGGTTGGGGTGGAAATAAATTTTTAAATGCAATTAATAATAACCAGCATGGTTATCCTGCTATATATTTAAGTTTTAAAGATATCACTGGCGCTTCTGTTAATACTTTAAAATCTTTATTTGAAATAAGCCAATATCAAGAATTTAGTTCATTGTATACAGTATATATTAGAGATAAAAATACACCAACTAATTATTATATTGTACACAAGTCTTTTTTAAGAATAGCACCTGACCAAAATTTCTTAAATATTTTTATTAGTGGCGTTACTGATCCTAACGACCAAATTTATAAGAATACTAAATTCCCTATACAACCTTTTGGTGGTCAATCAGCCGGTACTTCAGGTGGTCCAAATACTGTTTATGAATTTTTTGCTAAACCTTTTTATAGACCAACTTATCCATTAGTTGCAGATTCAATTAAATTAAATAATAATCCTCAATTACCTTCTGAATTATCTTCAAAATTATTATTATGGTTTGATGGCAATGACGTAAATGGAGATGGTTCAGTTTTACCCGACGATACTCCTCTTAAATTTTGGACTGATAAATCATCTAATAAGTTAAAAGTAACAGCTTGGCCCTTTGGTAATGATAATGATATTGTTCCAAATAGTACTGATAAAGTAACTTATAAAGATTTTAAAGATGGTAATAATTTTAAAGCTGGTAAATTAAGATTTCCTAGATATAAAGCACAATTTAAAAACGGAAAAGGGGTTGTTAGATTTAATGGAATGAATGGATTTACTTTAGACCGTATTAATTCACCCACTAATATTAATTTTATTAAAGGTCCTAATAATCCTACTAGTACAAATCCTTTAACAAATTATACACTTTTCATAGTAAAATTTACTACTGAATTTTCTAATTTCGGTCAACAAAATATTTTTTCAAATAACCACGACTCGCAATCTGGTGGACAACAATTAAGAGTATGTTTAGCAGATAATACTCCTATGATGCTTGCAATTGTTTCAGATCCTACAAATGGACAATTAACTACAGGTTCATTTACTAATATAAATACTTTTAATAAGTGGGCAATTGATGTAGTTCAAAAAAAAAGTGGAGAAGTTATTAATACTTATGTAAATGGTACATTAAGTAATAATTATCTCACTAATTGGTGGCGTCCTGTTTTACCAACTTATGGAACTATTAATGACTTAACTACATTTTGTATAGGTTCAACTGGTGTAATCGGATACGCTTCTGATTTCGGAATAGTTGGCGACATTGCCGAAATTATGTTATTTAATACTTCATTAAGTGATGATCAAAGACAACAAGTTGAAGGGTATTTAGCTCAAAAATGGAATATTTCATCAAGTTTATCTTCAAATCCTTATGCTGTTATGCCAGTTGTTGCACCCATAGTTGCACCCGTAATTGCACCCGTTATTGCACCCGTTATTACACCTAGTTCTGTTATTAAAGTCGGAAGTAGTGTTGTATTAACAGGAAATAATCCTTTGGGTGTATTATTCCCTGAAACTGTTGGAACTGTATCTCAAATAATTAATAATAGTGCTTTGGTTTATGATACACAAAATATTGGATTGATGTATTGGTATCAAATGAGTGATTTGAAACTTTTTGGTACACCTTCAGTGGCACCACGTCCTGAAGGACTTACAGACCCTAAAGGGTCTAGAACT